ATGGTGGTGTCGCAGGAACTTCCGCAGGTAGCAACGCAACTACTTCCTTCTTCGGTTCAGGCGGAGGCGGCGGTGGTGCTACTACATCCGGCGCAGGTTCGGATGGCGTCGTGTTCATCAGGTTCAAAGTATGAACAAGAACTATTCCGCAAAGGTTGTAAACAGCGTCGTCACCGAAATCATCGTTGCCGATTATTCATGGGCGACAGCGAACCTTGACGGCGAGTGGCATGACTTGGGCGGCGAACCGCTCACCGTTGCCGTAGGCGATACCTATGACGCGGTGAACGATGTGTTTATATCATCCCAGGTGGATAATCCATGAGCGTCTCGAATGTCGCTTATGTCGGGGTTCGGGGCCTAAGAATGGAATACAATACGACATCCACACAACAGGAGGCATAAAGCTATGGCACACTTCGCAAGAGTCGAAAACGGCACCGTGCGAGAGGTCATCGTGATCGGCAACGGCGACTGCGGCGGCGGAGAGTTCCCGGCAAGCGAGTCGGTCGGCCAGGCGTTCATCGCCAAGATCGGCTTGTCGGGCGAGTGGCGGCAGACCTCGTACAACGCGAACTTCCGTGGCAAGTACGCCGGCATCGGCGACACGTACGACGCAGAAAACGACGTCTTCGTGTCCCCGTCAACCGGCGTGGAATGAAGACAGCCGGGTTACGACGGGCAAGAGGTAGATAGTGCCGTTCACATCCGTCTTGGGCGCCTCGTCGGTCATCAAGCCAGGCGTGTGCACCTCGTCCACTCGCCCGACTGCGCCCTATGTCGGGCAGTTGGTGTTCGAGACCGATACGAACCGTCTTGTGGCGTTTACGGCTTCTGGTTGGGTGTATCAAACTGGGCTTGTTGGCGTCGTACAAGTCAAGAGCACCGCCAAAACCGATACGTTCACGACGTCTAGCACGTCCTTCACCGACATTACAGGACTGACGGTCAGCATCACCCCGACGAGCGCCAGCAACAAGGTCTTCGTCATCGCGTCAGTCGCCGTTGGCGGCGCTAACGGTACTCAACGCGGTCTTCGTCTGGCGCGAGGAGGCACTGGCATCAACGTCGGAGACGCCGGCGGAGGTCGCACGCAGTCGCAATGGGGCTCCTTTGCCGGGCAAGCACAGAATGCAGTTGACGGCGCGATACTCGCGTTCTTGGACAGTCCTGCCACAACGTCTGCAACGACATACTCGGTGCAAGCGCAAACAAATGACGGTTATACCGTCGCAATCAACCGCTTCGGTGGCGAGGGTGGCTACAACATGTCGAGCAGCATCACCGTCATGGAGGTGACGCCGTGACCGACTATGCAGCCGTACTCATCCAGAAACATGCCGGGCGCGAATGGACGCTGAACGCCAACGACTATGACCAACTCGTCATGCTTGACGGCGGCCCGAAACCGTCGAAGGCGTCGTTGGACGCCGCTTGGCCCGAGGTGCAAGCCGAGATTACCGCCGCCGCCGACGCACAAACCGCTGCCCGCACCTCCGCCCGCACCAAACTCGCCGCGCTGGGATTGACCGAGGCAGAGATCAACGCCCTCACGGGAGGAATATAAGATGCCGGTTGACTTCCCCAACTCACCGTCAGACAACCAGGTCTACGCCGTCGGCAACAGGTCGTGGGTCTACGCCACAGCAACGAATACTTGGACATTGCAGTCTTCTGCGGTGCTTGGAGCCAATACTGTCACCACCACAGAGATAGCAGATGGTACGATAGTCAACGCAGACATCTCTGCTGCGGCGGCGATCAACACGACAAAGATAACCAACTGGGAAGATGACCAAGTCGTCATCTCCAGCCAGATCTTTGGATAAGGAGGCAGCGTGGCGACCTACAGCAAGGTTCAACTCAGCGGCGGTGCGGGTGGCAGGCTCATCAAGGTCGCCGCAACGGCGACGGCTGGCACCGCCATTCACACGACCGGTGTATCGACCAGCACACTCGACGAGGTCTGGCTGTATGCGCAAAATGACCACACGTCCGACGTGCTGCTGACGATCGAGTTTGGCGGCACCTCGTCGCCAGATGACTTGATCCGCCAGACAATCACGTCTCGCGCTGGCTTGCTGCTGGTCGTTCCAGGGCTTCTTTTGGCGGGCGACGGCTCAAGTGGCCGTGCGGTGCGCGCGTTCGCGGCGACTGCGAACGTGGTGATGGTCGGCGGCTATGTGAACCGCATCACCGCATAGGCGGCGACTGATGCGTTTCGGTGAGCGCACTCGTTCAGGTACTTTGGTAAGCGGCTGGACTAAGCGTGCTGTGTCGACTGGTCTTCCCCTAGCGGTTGAGTATCTAGTCATCGCTGGTGGCGGCGGTGGTGGCACGGGTGGCGGCGGCGGTGGTGGTGCGGGTGGTTACAGAAATGGAACAGTGGGTGAGACGACAGGCGGCGGCGGCGGCGCAGAGGCGGCGATGCCAATCACGGCTAATGTTTTGTACACCATTACCATCGGTGGTGGTGGTGCTTCTGCAACCAGCGGCTCCGATAGTTCGATTTCTGGTACTGGGCTATCAACAATAACATCCACTGGTGGCGGCAGAGGTGGAAACTTTGTTACCGCAGGAAGCACTGGTGGTTCTGGCGGCGGCGGCGGCAAAGACGGCGGTGGTAGTGGCGCAAGAACAACATCACCCGTGATTCAGGGAAATGTTGGTGGTGCGAGCCTGGGCGGTGCAACCTTTGGTTCTGGCGGCGGCGGCGGTGCTGGCGCTGTCGGTGGCGCAGGACTAGAAAACGAAGCAGGAGGTAACGGAGGCAACGGGCTTTCATCTTCGATTTCAGGGTCATCAGTTACACGCGCTGGCGGCGGCGGCGGCGGCCACAACGGCAGTCAAGGTACTGGTGGTTCTGGCGGCGGCGGAAATGGTAGTGGTACTACTTCAGGCAGCCCCGGCTCAGTGAATACAGGTAGTGGTGGTGGTGGTGGGAGTTACCAGGGCGGTTCTGGTGGTTCTGGTGGTAAGGGAGTCGTCATTATCAGACAACCCATCACGGCAAAGTCTCCGACAACACTGACAGGCGCAACGACGACCGATACGGCAACGCATCGTGTCTTCACCTTCAACGACAGCGGAACTATCAGGTGGTCATAATGGCGTACTTCGCTGAACTCGACGACACGAACACGGTGCTGAGAGTGATCAGCGTCAGCAACGATGTGTGCGGTGAGCCGACGCTCGCATTCCCCGACACCGAGGCGGCTGGTCGTGCGTTCATCGCCAACACGCTGAAACTTGGCGGCACTTGGAAGCAGACTTCGTACAACGCCAACTTCCGTGGCAAGTACGCAGGCATCGGGGACACCTATGACGCGGTGAACGACGTGTTTGTTGCGCCGACGCCGCCAGGCGGCGAGATAGGATAGGCTACCGATGCCGATTGATTTTCCGAACAGTCCGACGGTCAATGACGTCTACTCCGCCGGCGGGAGAAGCTGGACCTGGAACGGGACGTCTTGGGTGCTGAACGCCTATGTCGGCGTCGTCCCGGCGGGAGCGGTCGGCACGACCGAGCTGGCGAACAACGCCGTCACTTCTTTGAAGTTGGGACCCACCGGTGCGGTCAACGGCCAGGCCTTGTTGGCCAACTCTTCGACGGCTACTGGGTTGGAGTGGGGTCAGGCAGGGTCTCCTTCCGATGATGCAAGCGCGGTTTTGGGTACTCAAGTTTTCAGCTGAAGATTGGAGCAGATAGATGGCAACATTCACCAAGATAAAGTTCAGCGAATCTACCGATGGTCGCCCCATCAAGGTCGCGGCGACGAGCATCGGTTCGGGCACGCCGATTCACGCTGGTTCTCCTACGGCGACGACTTACGACGAGATCTGGCTGTATGCGATGAACTCCTCGGCTTCGTCGGTGAAGCTGACGGTGGGGTGGGGCGGCACCACCGACCCCGATGATTTGATTGAACTCACGGTTCTTGCCGAGGCTGGCTTGGTGACGGTTGCCCCCGGCATGCTCATCAAGGGCAACGCGACTCCGCTCGTGGTGAGGGCGGCGGCGGTTACGGCGAATGTGATCACGATTCACGGATTTGTCAACCGAATCACGGTGTAGCTGATGGCTACGGCTCGCCGCCAACTCGGGTACGTTTCGTCGTTGACGACGCAGTCCGTCCCCCCGGGCGGCTTGCCGGTTGAGTGCCTCGTCATCGGCGGCGGCGGCGGTGGCGGCAGGATGCACGGTGGCGGCGGTGGTGCTGGCGGCTATGTATGTTCGGTTGTCGGGGAGAACTCAGGTGGCGGCGCGGTCGCCGCAACTACCTTCTCGCTGAATAGGAACCTGACCTACGGAGTGGTGGTTGGGGGCGGCGGCTCAGGCTCAACTTCCGCCAGCACGAGAGGCGGCAGCGGCACGAACAGCGTCTTCGTCGTGGCGGCGATAGGCGGCGGTGGCGGAGGCAGTAGCTCCGGAGAGAGTCCAGGCGGGCCAGGCGGTTCGGGTGGCGGCGGCGCAGCAAACGCGACCAACACGGGCGGCGCAGGAACGAGCCACCAAGGTTTCGCAGGTGGCGCAGGTGCGCCGAGCGGCGGCAATCCCTCAGGTGGCGGTGGCGGTGGTGCCGGTGCGGTCGGCGTTCAAGGCAACTTGTCGGGATACGCAGGCGCAGGCGGCGCAGGTGTCTCATCAAGCATCACGGGTTTGGCGGTCACTCGCGGCGGCGGCGGCGGTGGCGGCGGCCACAACGCCGCAGATAGGGGCGGCGCAGGCGGCTCGGGTGGCGGCGGCGCAGGCTCAGGAGTAGCTGTCGTAGGTTCACCAGGCTCACCGAACACAGGCGGCGGCGGCGGCGGTAGCGGTCACGACGGCGGCAACAACTTAGGTGGGAACGGCGGCTCGGGCATCGTCGTTGTCCGCTACCTGACTTCTGCCGCATCAGGTCTCACCGTCACCGCAACAGGCGGCGGCACCTCCGCTCCTAGCGGTTCTTACACGGTCTGGACATTCACATCGTCGGGTACGTTGGCGGTGACGTGATGGCACGCCTCGCATCGCCGTCAAGTGAGGTGGCGGAATGACCCGCTCGTACCTCGGCTATGTTTCTTCGCAGACGACGGGCACGGTTGCGGTTGACATCCCCTACGGCGTAGCGACGGGCGGCTCATCGGCTTCACGAACCATCGGTGGTCAGACCTACACGGTGCTGACCTTCTCGTCAGACGACAACCTTGTCGTGTCTAAGGCTGGTTTGTTCGACGTGTTGCTTGTCGGTGGTGGCGGCGGCGGCGGGTCAGGTTCAGACCCGCAATCTGGCGGCGGTGGCGGCGCAGGCGCATTAGTTGGATTTGCAGCCACGACCACGATCTACCTTCAGGCTGCGACCTACGCTGTTGACGTCGGTGCAGGCGGCGCTGGATACACCAACTCAAATGGGTTTTCGACTGGCGCTGCGTCATACATCGGCAACGTCATTTCGGCTTGTGGCGGCGGCGGCGGCGCTTGTCAAGATGTTGCTTTGGCAGGCAGCGGCGGCTCGGGCGGCGGCAGACAAACTGGCATGAACGTAGGTGGATATTCAGTCGATGAAACATTCGGCAACCGCGGCGGAGTCGGCACGGGCAATCATGGCGCTGGTGGCGGCGGTGGATACGGCGGAGTCGGTGGCAACGCGGCTGGAACGACGGGCGGTTCGGGCGGCAACGGAATCGACGTGTCGACTTGGGGAACAAGCGCAAGTACCGACAACATTGCGGCAGGCGGCGGCGGCTCGGGTTCAACTGCAGGTGGCGCAGCAGGCACAGGCGGCGTAGCAGGTTCCACAGGCGATGGCAACAGCGCCACAACTGCTGGCTCTGGCGGCGGCGGCGGTCGTGGTTCGGCTGGCGGCAACGGTGCGGCTGGCAAAGTATGGGTGAGGTTCAAGGTATGAGCGACACACTGACGTACTTCGCCAAAGTTGAGAACGGTGTCGTCACCGATGTTCGTGTCGTGACGTGGGATTTCTTGTGCGCCAACCCTGACCGCTACGGCGACAGTTCGCTATGGGTAGAAACCTTTCACGACAACTCCCAACGCGGCAAATACGCAGGCATAGGCGATACTTATGATGCGGTGAACGATGTGTTCGTTGCGCCGACGCCGCCGTAAGCGCGCCTCGCGACAAAGCGCAGAGAAGAGTGGCACGCCTGAAGATCGCCGTCTACACGATCGCGCTCAACGAGAAGAAGTTCGTTGACCCGTGGTATGAGTCGGCTAAAGACGCAGACTACCTGCTGATCGCCGACACCGGCTCGACCGACGGGACGGTCGAGCGCGCGCGAGAGCTCGGGATCAACGTCGCGCAGATCACGGTCAAGCCGTGGCGGTTCGACGACGCGCGCAACGCGTCGCTCGCGCTGCTGCCGGCGGACATCGACTTCTGCGTCGCGCTCGACATGGACGAGGTCCTCGTGCCTGGCTGGCGTGAGCACCTCGAGAAGGCGCCGCCCGGCACGACCCGCCCGCGCTACAAGTACGTCTGGAGCTGGAACACAGACGGCAGCGAGGGACTCGTGTACGGCGCAGACAAGGTCCACGCTCGCAGCGGGTACCGGTGGGTGCACCCGGTGCACGAGGTCTTGGCGCCGACGGACGGAGAAGAGACCCAGAGCTGGGTCGGCATGGAGGTCCACCACTTCCCCGACCGCTCGAAGTCGCGCGGGCAGTACCTGCCGCTGCTCAAGAAGGCCGTCGACGAGAGGCCGATGGACGACCGCAACGCGTACTACTACGCGCGTGAGCTGTTCTTCTACGGCCAGGCCGAAGACGCACGGCGCGAGTTCAAGCGCCACCTCGCGCTGCCGACCGCGACGTGGCGCGCCGAGCGCGCGGCCTCGATGCGGTACCTCGCTCAGCTCGAGCACGACGAGGCCGAGGCCTGGCTGCTGCGCGCGTGCGCCGAGGCGCCGGAGTTCCGCGAGCCCTGGGTCGAGCTCGCTCGGCACTACTACGACCGGCAGTCGTGGGAAGACTGCCTGTCGGCCGCGAGGCGGGCGCTCACGATCACAGAGAAGCCGCTGCTGTACATCAACGACGCCGCCGCGTGGAGCTCGCTGCCGCACGACCTCGCCAGCATCGGCGCCTGGCACGCCGGGCAGAGAGGCGCGGCGGTCGAGCACCTGCGCGGCGCGCTGCGGGTCGAGCCGGGCAGCGAGCGCCTCCAGGCGAACCTCGCCATGATGCTGCGGGTGACGCACCCGGAGCGCGCGGTGGCCGTCGTCCCGTCGAGGTCGAACGTCGAGGGCTGCATGCTCGTCCTCGAGCGCCTCGAGAGAGACCCGCAGGTCAGCGCGGTCGTGCTCGTCGCGGACGGAGACGAGGCCTGCCGGACCTACGGAGCGCTGCTCTCCGAGCGCGGGCCGGAGCTGCGGAAGGTCCGGCTCGAGCGCGTCGAGCGCGGCGCCGGCATCCACGCGATGTGGAACATCGGCGTCGAGGCCGCCCGGCGCGAAAAATCCGCGGTTGCCCTAGTGAACGACGACGTCACCGTCGCCGACGACACCATAGGGAGCCTCGTGTCGCTGCTCGCGTACGACAGGTCGCTCGGGCTCGTCTGCCCGGCCTACGACTACCGCAAGTTCACGGACATCACGCAGGACGTGTCGACGGTGTGCAACGGCCGGTACGACGGCAGCGGGGGGCTCGCCGGGTTTTGCATGGTCTTGGCCGCAGACATCGTGCAGCGGTTCAGGTTTGACGAGTCGATGAAGTGGTGGTACGGAGACAACGACGTGCTGCTGCACGTCACGCGCAACGAGAAGCGCCGCGCGGCGATCACGAGCCTCGCTCGGTGCAGCGGCAACTCGTCGGCGACCGTAGACAACGACCCGCCCGAAGACTTCTGGAAGGTCGTCCAAGACGACAAGCTCAAGTTCTACGTGAAGTGGGGCATCTGCGATGCACGGTGACGTGCTGGCGTGGGTGTCACGCGCGATCGCAGGCTGCCGGCGCACGGGGCCTGGCGCGCACGTCTTAGAGTTCGGCAGCCTAGACATCAACGGCAGCGTCAGGCCGCTGTTCGCAGAGCTGGTGTCTGGCGGAGGTTCGTACCTCGGTATCGACGTGCAAGAAGGCCCGGGAGTCGACCTGGTGGCCGACGCAAGCGCCTACAAGAGCGACACGCGGTGGGACTTCGTCGTCTGCTGCGAGGTGTTCGAGCATACGGCGCTGTGGCCGAAGCTCGTCGCTAACGCGCACTCGCTCCTCGTGCCGGGCGGAGTCTTCATCGCGACGATGGCCGGCGAGGGCCGGCCGCCGCACTCTGCGATCGACGAAAACCCGATCCGCGCCTGGGAATACTACAAGAACGTGACCGGGCCGATGCTAGACGAGAAGCTCGCGTCGGCGGGATTCACGAGCCGCGAGGTCGACGTCTACCGCACCGACACGCGGTGCTGGGCGGTCAAGTAGCTTTTTTCTCGCGAAGCGCCTTCTTGAGCTTCTTGCGTTCTTTCGCTTCTCTTGCCGCGTGGTAGGCGTTGACGGCGTTCGCGCTCGTGCGACTTCTCCAGTGGAAGCCGCACTCTCCGCACGTCACGATCTTCGCGGTCGACCACCTGCCGCCGCCGGCAAGCTCCTGCTCGCTGACGCTGAGGCACACCGGCCGCGCGCTGCAGTACGGGCACTGCGGCGACCGCCGCCTGCGGATCTCCTCTCCCGTGTGAGACACCGAGAGCGCCCTGCGGATGTCGTCTTCCGTGCGACCGCCCCAGACTCCCCAGAGCTGCTTCGTGTCGAGCGCCCACTTGAGGCACTCGTTCCTGACCTCGCAACCGAAGCAAAAGTTGCAGGCCCGGCGCTGCTCTAAGAGCTCAGGCGAGAAGAACAGCGGCTTCATCGACCGAGCCTCGTCGGTCTTCTGCGTGCAGCGCGCACGAGAGTGCCACGACACGTCGTCGAGCTCGAAGACGCTCACGGCCTAGAGCTCTACAAGCGTGACCGGGACGAGGTTTTCGACCTTGTCTCCGAGCGATGTCTCTCCTTTGTCGTTGCAGATCGCGTACTCGCCGTTGCCGTGTTCGTGAAGCTCGCCGGCGTACGACTGCGTGCATACCGCGGCTTCGACCGCCTTGAACCCCTCTCCCAGCGTGCTGACTAGCCCTTCCCGCTGGACGGTCGACGCCAGAGCCCTGCGGACTACCTCGTTCTCGATGTCGACGTGCTCGACGGTGAAGAACACGACCGAGTCGTGAGTCTCTCTCTCGTACAGCTCTCCGGTCCACTCGGACCAAAGAGATTCACCCCTGCGCGTGTCCTTCACGGCCCAATACTACCTCGCCCGCCAGCCTCGCGCGGCGTCTTGCTTTGTACTCGCGAGCGCGTATCCGCCTGCGCACCGACGCGTCGCCGGTCTGGTACCCGGCGTTGAACCGCTCTTCGTCGGTCTCTCCTCCCCAGATGCCCATCTCGAGGTTCTTTCTTGCGTGCGCACGGCAGAGCTCGACCGACTTGCACCGAGCACAGATCGACTTTGCGACCTTCTCGCGCTTGGCCCTCGCTCCTGGTCGCTCGTAGAACGCGCCGTAGAAGTACTGTGTCTTTCCCTTGCACGCCGCGTCTTTCATCCACTCAAGGCCTCTCATCGACCCTCCTGCTGCCTCGCGCCGGGGGAAACCGCATGTTTGCCTTTTTGCATCACGAGAAGCGATCTAGAAGCACGCTACGCGGCAAGAACGTAGCCGTCTTGGTGCGGCCACACGTACTCGTAGGTGGCTGGAGCAGAGCCGCCGTCCTCGGCCCAGCGAAACTGCCTGTACCAGTCGTAGTGCTTGCAGAGCAGCGCCGTGCGGTGAGTCGAGCACAGGCGCTCGTAGTACTCGGCGTCGAGCATCCAGCTCGGCAGCGTGTACTCGGGAGAGATGCGGCCGAGGTCGACGGCGCGGTCGTATGTCGCGAACATCTTCTCGAGCAACGTCGACCTGTACCCGCGGCCGCGCCACTCGTAGTAGGTGGCCGTGAGGTACGCGAGCAGCACCGTCTCGTGGCCGCGCCACATGCGGACGACAGGGTGGTTGGCCCAGCCCTTGGTCGTCTTGTCGGTGCCGTCAGGGTTGAGGCCGGTCATCGTGAGCAGGCACTGCCAGCCCTCGAGCGTCTGCTTGTGCAGGCGCTTGTTGTCGAGGTGCCGAGCGGTAGTCGTGAATGAGGCGGTGTCGGTGAGGAATGTTTGCATGTCGCTCCGTGCCGGTGTGTCGTTACGAACCTATTGTACCAGGTCTTGCTTGGCCCCGAGGGGATGACCTGCTCTTATTTGCCGGCCATCTTCTGCTTGACATAGTGGCGGCTGAAGCCCTTGTCGGTGCGGTGCATCCACTCGTGGTCGCCGATCTTCTCCCCCGCCGGGCCGCTCTGCTCGCCGCTCAGGCACGCGTTGACGTGCTTGCCGATCCACTCGCCTGCCTGCACGGCGACGGCCTTTCCCCAGGTCGCCTTCATCATCGAGTAGTCTTGCGTCTCCTCGATGTTCCACCCGTCTGGCAGCCCCTGGATGCGCGCCGCCTCACGGTGCGTGATCAACCGCGGCTGCGTCGGGTGCACGACGTGCTGCAGCGCGGCTCCTGTCAAGACGCGGCACGGAGCCTCTCCGTCCCAGCGCCCGGCCTGCGAGTAGCCGAGGAGGAACTTGCGCCGCCTGATGTTCTTCTCTGAGCCGAGCCACGACTGCGGGAACTTGTTGTCATTGAGCCGGACGGCCTCTTTGAGCACGTCTTGCTGGATGTCGTTCGGCTTCCACCCTCCGTTGCCGACGATCGCGAAGATGTCTTCGATCTTAGCCTTTGAGCCGTCACTGACGCCGATGTGGCCGTCGACCGTCGAGTTGCTCGACCGCAGCGCCTTGACGAACGAAGACGGCTTGCCTTTGATCTTCTGCGGTGACCACTGCAGCGGCAGGTTCTCGAGGTCGCCGATGACGTCCATGACGGTCGGAAACTTCGCCGGCTCGTTGACCTCGGCTCCGAACTTCATCCCGCGCCGGACAGCGACCCAGAAGTACCGCGGCCTGTACGAGAAGCCGCCAAGCTGCAGGTTGTTGTGCATCACGTGGTGCAGGTCGTATTTCTTGCCCGAGACGCCCTCGACCATGTCGCGGTACTTGAGCATGACCTCACGCCCGTCTGAGTACGCCTGCTGGACGCACTCGAACACGACGACAGAGGGCTTGATCGCGCCGGCGTAGCGCATGAAAGCTCGCGTGTGCTCGTGCGCCGGCGAGTCTGGGCCGCGCTGGTGCACAGACGACCACGTCGACCAGCCCGAGCACGGGGGGCAGCCGACGACTGCGTCTGCCTTGCGCCTCGGCCACTCTTCGACGTCGTCCGCGAAGCTTCCTTCCCACGAGGCGCCAAATCGCGCGCGGTTCGCCTCGACGACCGGCGCGCCGAAGTCCAGTGTCCCCGTCCTCGCGACCATCTCCATGCCTGACTTCACGAACCCGTAGCTCATGAACCCAGCGAGGCCGTTGCAGTCAATGAACGTGTGCTTTGCCACGCTAGCTACTGTATCACGCGGGCCTCGTCGAGGCCTTACCTACCTCGTAGCCGCACGCGGCGTACCCGGCGATGTCGACCCAGGTGTCGCTTTGGAAGCCAGAGCGAGCGGCGTACCTAGCCACCTTCACGGCGACCATCGCCATCGCGACGTCTTCGCTCGTGACCTCGATCTCGAACAGTACTGACCACAGCTTTGCGATGCGGTCAAAGTTCTCTTCTGGCCCGCCGTACTGCTTGTCACGCTCTCCGGCGATGATCCTGCCGGCCTCGTCGAGGCACTCGTGCCGGTCGAGCTTCTTCGCCACGTCTACCTCTCCGCGATCCGCAGTCGGACGGTCACGGTCGCCTTGTACTCTTTTTCTGAGTGTTCTTCGACACGAAGCTCCGTGTCGTGCGGCAGGCTTGCGCTCGCGTCTTTCGAGAACTCGCGCCACTGCCTCGCGGCTTGCTCTCTGAGCTCGTGAAGGTCTTTGCCGTAGACCACTATCGTGACGCTTCCAATCACTACTTGATCCTCTTTTCGAGCTTGTACGGCGAGTGGTGGGTCCCGTCTAGGAACGGGACCTTGTCGTCCGTCGAGCGAAAGATCACGTCGCCGTAGCGCACCGCGACGACCTTGCCGACGCGCCCGTTGTGCACGGTCCCGAGCCTGTCGGTGTACGCGTCGTGCTTGACGCGGACTATGTCTCCGACCGAGATGAACCCGGGGCGCGCCTCGACCCACACCGCGTCAGACTCGGCGGGGAGCAGCGAGTTTGTCAGCGCGAGCTTGCTGAACAAGTCAAGCACGTCTTTTGAGTCACGGTCACTGTGCTTCGTCTCTTCCCACGCAGCAAGCAGGGCCATGACTGACGCGCCGACGGCTTTTTTCGTCTTGATGCTCGCTAACTGAGCGCTCGCCCAGTCGCGGTCAACATGCTTCATCTCTGCTCCTGTGAGGACACCGCGGCTCGCGGCAGTTGTCTGTGTCGTAGTCGTCGAGCGCACGGGCGCACACGATGCACTTCATCCCGGCATCGAGCACGCGGTAGCCTCTCTGCTGGCGGTCTGCGTTTTTCTGCATCTTCGCCAGGTACTCTTCGTTCAACTCGGCGTCGGTCCCGCCGACGGCGCAGATGATGTTTGCGACGAAGTGGAGGACATCGACGCACTCTTTCAGGACCTCTTTGCGGTCGACATACGGATCATCGCGCTGCCAGGGCTTCCACGAGATCGCCCTGCGGACCTCGGCGAGCTCGTCGTCGATCGCGAGCATGTTCCAGCGCAGGTACTCGATGACGGCTCGAAGCGAGTCTGAGCCGTCGTCGTGGAAGGTAGAGTAGTCGACGCCGTAGCAGCTTTGCTGAAGCTGAGCCGTGGCCTCGAGCCACTTGCCGAAAAGCTTGTCAGTCATCTTGAGTCGATCACCTGTCGCAGTGTTGTCAGTACTTCTTCCCGCGTCTGGATCTTATCTAAGTATTGGCGCGACTGGCGCGCCGAAAGCTCGTAAGCGTCGAGCTCGCTCAGCTGCTCGACCCTCGCCGCGAGCACAGACCACGCGTCTCCGGCCTCGCGGCTGTACCGCCACTCTGTCACTATCGGAGTGCCGGCGCGCATCGACTTGACGAACAGCGGAGACCACCAAGGGCGCTTGTCGTCGTGTATGGCCAGTATGACTCCGTGCAGAGACCCGATCCTTTCTTCGAGCTCGAGGTCGGTGGCGTACTTCTTGTCCTTGATCTCGCCGTGCGGAAGCTCGAGCGTCCTTGACAGCGACAAGGCCCACTTCGTCGACGGCACGTCTATCCCCCACGCGCGCGCTCTCTTTCCTCGCGGCGCGTCTGCTCCTGGTCGCCGCGCGTGCAGCGAGTCGAAAGACAGCCCGACGAGCGACGCTCGCATCGTCTCGCGCACTCCGATGATCTCTGCCGGGTTCGAGTACCACGGCAGTGTCGGCCAGACCGTCTTTGGCCAAGGCTTGTGCAGCAGGTGCAGCGCGCCGTCGAGGACTCGTGCGCTTATGGCGCCGTCTTGCGCAGCGAGCGTGTAGCCGATCCTGCGCGAGTAGAACGGCTTGAAGAGCTGCTTTGGCTTTCGCTCGATCGACCTCAGGCCGGCGAAGATCTTTCCTGGCTCTGGAGCGTCGACGAACAGCGCGAGTCGCGAGTCGTCTTTGAGCAGAGAGACTAGGTTGAGCGTGCCGTATGTGCCGTTGGCCGACACGCTGGTCGGCGTCAGCACGCCGGCGAAGACTTTGCCGTACCCGGCGAGGTCGCCGTGCGTCCACGCTGGGTCGGGCTCGACCTGCACGACCTCGTGCCCGAGCTCTTGAGTCGCCTCCGCGAGCATGCCGGAGTACGTCAATGTCCGCTGAGCCACGGCGCTCGAGTAGTGTTGCGCACTGGCGCCGGTGATCAAGACTTTCATCTAGCCGTTGCTTCTGTCGCTGCCTCGAACGCCGACGGGACTCCGACGTCCATCGCGTCCACGTCGAACAAGCTCGTCGGGTACCGCAGTATCTCCGTGAGGTACGGGCCGATCTTGAGCTCGGCGCCCTGCGAGCCGCGGCCGTCCCACTCGCGCGACAGCACGGCGATCGCGCGCTTCGTGTCCATGATCACCGGCCCGCACCACACTCGAGCCAGCGGCGCGTCGGCCCGGGGGTCGACGAAGTCTTCGTCACGCAGTTCAGTCCCTTCGGCGAACTCGTACTCGTGCTCTCGCGCGATTCGATCAGACCAGGCCGACCGTATCCTCGTGAACCGCCCGGCCTGGCTCTTCGGGACCGTCCGCGCTCCGACGGCGTTCGCTTTCGCGATCTCTGTGCTGACGGCCATGCGGACCACTTTTTCGCGGTCCATGATGTTGTCGCTCATCAAGAGCATCACCGCCTTCGAGTTTTCAAGTGGTTTCAGGCCGACAAGAGCCGCGTGGCCGGGCCCGCAGGGGTCTTCTTGCACGACGACTTCGATCCACGACGAGTACGGCTCAAGCACCTTGTGCACCTGCGTGACGTTGTGCGGCGACGCGACCACGACCGTCTGCTCGGCGCCGGCCGCCGCGGCGTACTCGGCCGCGTACGCGAGCAGCGTGATCCCGTTGACCTCGAGCAGCGGCTTGAAGAACGGCATAGAGTAGCCGAGCATGCGCTGGCCGCGCCCCGCGGCGAGGATCACCGCGTCCACGGCCACTCCTGGCGCGCCCACACGAACTTCCAGCCGGCCTCTCTCGCTGGCGCCTGCCCGTCGATCCTGTCGTCGATGTACACTCCCTCCGCCGCGACTCCCCTGAGGATCGCGGTGCGCTCGGCCGTCGACACGCTGCTTGCGAGAAGCGCGCTCGGCGTGAGCCTCAGCGCCTCGAGCACCGCCTCTGCCGCGTCTTTCGCGGCGCCTGTCACGTATGCGACGTCTCCGGGAAACATCGCCTCGAGCGACAGCAAGATGTCTGCGTACGGCAGCTTGTTCTCGAGCGCTGCGCCGGCTCTGATCACGTCGACGTACACGAGCGTCTTCTCGCTGTGCGCCTTCCTCGCGCTCTCGAGCGAGCCAGTCACAGACGGAAGCCACATCTGCCACGGGTGGCCCCAGGCCTCGTCTGGCATGTCGACACCGACACTCTTGTACGCCTTGCGCACGAGGTGCCTCGAGTTCACGAGGACGCCGTCGATGTCAGAGCACCACTTCATCGTAGAAACCTCCTGTCTTGAGCGTGTTGACGAGCACTTCCGCGACTCGATCTAGCGCGCTTGGAGCCTGGCGCACGACATACGGGAGCGCACGCACGACGTGGACGACCGCCCAGGCCTGGCCGCCAGAGAACAACGAGTCGTCGTCGACCGCAGCGCGCACGTCGGCGATCGAGTATGCCTTGCCTCCCGTGCCGTACTTCGCGGCCTCCCACCCGTTCGCGCTCTGCAGCATCTTGCCGACGTCGACGCACGGAGCGTCAGGGACCGTGATCGTCGCTGGGATCGGGTCGATCAGCACCGAGCCGTAGCCGCGCCTGCGCATCACGTTCTCGGCCGTCGCGTCTCCGTGAGTGAGAGCCGCCGCCCCGGCGAGCGCGGCACGGGCCGCTGACTCGGCGGCGAACAGCACGGCCGCGACAAGCTCGGAGCTGAAAGACAGCCAGCACCTGCCGATGTTGTCGGACATCTTGCCGCGCAAAAGCTCGTACGTCTCGTCTCTCGCGGGGACATCGGCAGGCCTGCTCCAGACGTGCCTGCGCAGCAGGCCGACTACCTCTTCGGCCTTGACCTCGGCGTAGTCGACGTGCGCGAGCCGCTCCATGACGTAGCCGTCGCTCGTCAGCTCGAGCACCATCGGGAGCGCAGGAGACGCGTGCTCTTGGATCCAACGGCCCTGCCCGATCGTCTTCTCGACGATCCCGCCTCGCTTGATGACCGTCACCGCGTCGTTGTCAACGACCTCCGCACCGGACAGGCCGCTGTTGGCGATCACGAGAATGCGCTCTCGATCATGACTTCAGCCGTCTTTCGCGGGTCGTTGCGCGTGCGCAAGACCTCGCGGTTGTGGCGCGCGATCTCGACCCGCTGGTTGTCTGGGATCTCGAGGCACGTCGAGAACGCGTCGGCGATCCTCTTGATCAACGCGAGGCCCTCGTCTTGCACGAGGCGCGACTGCGTCGGAGACTTCGTGAACCAGTCGAGCACCATCATGCGGAACGCTGGGTCTGACAGGTGGCCTGGGACGATGCACAGAGCGCCTGCGTCGGCGGCCTCGAGCGACGAGTACTCGACCAGGCCCCGCGCGAACGCGTGCGCGGTGAGGTTCATGTGCACGCGGAAGCGCGCCGCGATCGCCGCCGAGTCGGTGTAGTTGCCGAGGTAGCGGATGAGCGCTCTGCCGGCCACACGCGCGTCCCACGGGTACGGCGTGACGATGTTCCCGTCCATGCTTCCGTTGTACTTCTCCGGGTTGACATTCTTCGCGTACCTCACGGCTTGCGCCTTGAAGTGTTCTTTCAAAAGCTCGTACACGATGTACGTCGGCGACGGCCCGAGGCCGACCGAGCACGATCCCCAGATCTCCACCGTGACGTCTTCTGGCAAGAACGCGCCGGCGAGCGCGACGAGCGGCTGTCCCTTGTTGTAGATGAACCTGCCTGACGTGCCGACGACGCGGCTGTCTGTGATCGGCGCGTCGACCTCGAACTTCGGGATGTAAGGCATCGGGCCTTTGATCCACTCCATCTTCGCGAACATGTCGTTGCTGTGCCTCGCGGACTCGTCGCTCATCGTCACGAGCTTGCTTCCTCGCGACGGCGACTCGAGCAGCTTGCCGACGAACGGGATGTCTTTCTCCGGGTAAAACGAGCCGTGGAGCGCCGTGGTCCAGCGTGTCCGAGTGCGGAGCAGAGCGTCTACGTACTCTGGCAACGCGCCTTCGCCTTTCTTGATCGCCTGCTTGTCGTGCAGCGGCACCTTGATCTCTGGCAAGACGACCATGTCGTACTTGTCGAACGTCTCGACGAGGTGCGCGGTCTTCACGACGACGTCTGGCGCCTCGCTCCACCACCGCCCGCCCGGGCGAGGCTGGCCCCACGACGTTCGAGCCTTGCCACTCTTCGTGAACGACACGACATCGCAGCTATGCCCAAGCTGCTGGAACCCGTACCGAAGCCGGAATCCCCACGCGGTGGGTCCCTTGACTCCTGGCTCTGGCTCGAATACCGCGACTTTCATCTTTCTCTCCTCTGCTTAGCCGCTGACACTCATACTTTGACACGAAGCGGCGCGCTTCGAGGTGTCCGAAGCGCGCCTCTTCGTGCCGAGCTTTGGCTCGGCTCGGCTCAGAACGGCGCCTTGGGGGGCGTGTTCGGGTCTGCTGCCGGTGCCGGTGCCGGTGCCGGTGCCGGTGCCGGTGCCGGTGCCGGTGCCGGTGCCGGTGCCGGTGCCGGTGCCGGTGCCGGTGATGCTGCCGCCATCGACGAGACCGAGTAGTAGCTCTTGATCTCGTTCTTCGTCTGGCCCTGCCAGGTTCGCGTGCCGACGGCCGCGCGGAAGGTGCGACCCTTGAGTGCGGCCTCGATCTGCGCGTTGGTCGGGTTTGATGTGAAGTACTCGCGGGGGAGCCCCAGCGCGGCCATCTTCTTGAAGAACATGCCGAGCGCGTTGGGGTTGTCCGTCGAGACGACCAGGTTGTCCCAGACGAGCCGCTTTGCGTGCGCACCGGTCTGGACCTGCGCCTTGATGGCGAACATGGTCTTTCCCGTCTGCGTCACCTTGGCCGTTGCTTCGACGACTTGGAAGTCGTAGTCGCCGGCTGGCAGCGGGTCGTACCCGCCAGTCTCGGCTGCGTCCTTGATCAGGTCGCCCCAGTTGAGTGTTGACATTGCTATTTACTCGCTTTCTCTGTGTTGGTTGTCTTGCTTTGCTTTTGTTCTGGCCGTGGGCCGAACACTATCTCGAGCATGCGTTCGATCCCAAGATCTTGCTGCTCGACGATCTTACCTAGCCGTCCTTGGACGCGCTCGCCTGCCTCGTACTTGTTCGTCCGTTCGACGTACATGCGGCGCGCCTTGTAGTTCGGCTGGGTGGGGTCTGGGTGCGGGAACTCTTCGACGGTGATCGCGCCGAGGACGTCGTAGAAGTACGGCGCTTGGATCGCGAGCTGGCCTTGGAGGTACGGCCGAGCGCGCCCGTCTTGCCCGGTGCGAGACATGGCGGTGAGCACGACTGCCTCGAGCGGCGCGGTCGGGTGCATCGTGAGGTCGCGCAGGTCACGCAAGAGCGCTCCCATGTGCCTCAAAAGCTCGCCCCACTGCTGCATCTGCATCTGGTTTGTCCCGGCGATGTTGTCCACGCACTTGACTTGCAGCTCAGAGACCGAGTCGATGATCAGTGACTTGAACTGGTGGCGTCCGAGCTGGAGCCACTGGTACGCCTTCATCATGGTGTCGTACTTCGTCACGTTGACGACGCAGGTGTCCCACGTCCCGTCGGCTACCGGCGGCTCTTCCCGCAGCGGGTCCCAATACTTGACCGTGATCGGGAGGAAGCGGTGGCCGCCCTCAACGTCGAGCATCAGCCGCGGGTACGGCGCTGTGACCGCGAACGTCGACTTGCCGACCTTTGATTCTCCGTACACCATAAGTGTCAGAGAGCGTTGTACTTGTGTCATGCGTTACTCGTTTCCTTTGTTGTCTGGTTTGTAATAACTGTACGGGTCGTCGACCACGTACATTTCGCTGATTGCCTGTTCGGCGGCGCTTCCGTCGTCGAGTAGCGGGCATACGGCGAAAAACTGGCACTTCCACTTGCAGTCGCGGCTCGGCCGCGGGTACGCAAGCATCGTGTGATCGCCGCCGTCTTCGAGCCCCTTGCGGACTCGGAGGAGGTCGGTTATCGTGCCGTGGATCCTGTTCCAGAACGAGCGCAGGCTAAAGATGTTGTGCCTGACTTCGATCTGCTCGTAGAAAGGAGGGCGCGCGTTCGCGGTGCGCTTGACCTTGCGCAGCATCGTGAAGATGCCTCCGTCGCACCGCTCAATCTCGTCTTTCTTTTGCGCCTCGAGCAGCATGTAGGTCAGCACTTGCTCGTTCATGTGAGCCATGCTCGTGAAGTCGGCGAATGAGCCGCCGACGGTCTTGAAGTCTCTGAACATGCGCACTCCGTCTACCTTGCGCCGCACGCGCATGTCGAGCTTGCCTTGCAGCTCGACTTGCCCCTCGAGAAGCGGCGCGCTGACTACTTCCTCGCTCGAGATGAACTCAAGCTCGGCGTCGATGCCGTTCTCTTCGACCCACTGGAGGTATCCTTCGAGCATGATCCGACCAAGTTCGGCCTCAGACTGCAGGTCGGTCGTGTCACGGAAGCTTTCGACCAGAAGCTCTTTGTCACGTTCGACCAGCTCTGCGTGCGCGTCGAGCAGCGGGACGCCGCTCGCGTAGTACTGTTCGAAGGCCGCGTGGATGCGCGTGCCGAGCGCGAGCGGGCCAGTCATGACTTTTTCCCGGGGCTGCAGCCGGCGGAAGTACGCCAGCCACCAGCGGCGGCGACAGTCTTTGAATGTCTGGAGCTCGCTGTTCGAGACCTTGAGCACGTCCGTCATAGTCTGCCTTCCTTGTCGTCTTTGAGCAGGTTGAGTAGTTGGTCTTTGTCGCGCACGATCTGCTCGAAGTTGTCGGCCTTCGTGTCGAGTACCTGGATCACGCGCTCTTCGACCGTGCCTTCGGTCACGTAGTCCGTGATGATGACGCTGTCGTGCACTTCCGAGCCGATCCGGTGCACGCGGTCGAGCGCCTGCTTGTGGTCGACCAACGACCACGGGCGCTGAAGCATGATCAGCCTGCGAGCAGCCGTCAGCGTCACGCCGACACCACCGGCCTGAGCGGTGAACAGTATCCACTTGGTCCTGCCTGCCTGGAAGTCGTCGATGGCCTCTTGCCGCTCGTCTTCGCTCTGCGCGCCAGTGATGCGGCCGTGCTCGATGCCGGCCTTCGTCATCGCCGCGCTGAGCAAGTCGATGAGCTGCCGCGACACGGCGCAGACAGCGACCGAGTCGCTGCCAAAGTCGCCGTTCTTCATGTCGTCCATGACAGCGTCGACCTTGCACGACGGCTCGGCGAGCGTGGCGCGCATCTCGCCGGTGCTGGTGTCTGCGGCAATGTCCGCGTACGAGCTCGCCAACTGGAGCAGCCGCGTGACCTGCGTGAGCGGGCTTGTCGCCATCAACGCCGCGCCGCTCTCGAGCTCGGCGATCATGAGGTCGCGCATCTGCGCGTAGGCTTTCGCCTGCTTCGACGACATCTCGACGTCGCGGCGCTCGTTGATGATCGGCGGCAGCCAGTGCAGCACCTTCGCCTTGAGCATGCGGCGCATCCGCGGGTTGATCCCGGCGTGGAACTCTTGCTCCATCTGCGGCTTCACGCCTAAGACCATCATGCCGCCGAACGCGTTGAGCATCGTGTTGATCATGCGGTCGATCCAGCGCGTCTTGCTCGGCCACTCCTCCGGCGACAGCCAGTGCAGGATCGGCCACAGGTCGACTACGTCGTTCGCGATCGGCGTGCCCGTCAGCGCAAACCGCACGTCTGCGTCGCCAGTCGCGGCCCACAGCGCGCGCGTCTGCTTCGACTTGGGGTCTTTGGACCGGTGTATCTCGTCCGCGACCACGGCCTTGAAGTCGATCCCGTTGAGCTCGCGCGGCGTGACCTCGCACTGCTTCTCTGTCACGCTCTCGTCGTGGCCTCCCATCGCGACACAGCGCTTGAGCGCGATCGACCCGTACGGCGCGAGGCGCGAGTGAGTGCGCAGAGACTCCCAGTTGATGACGTACACGTCGGCGCCAGATTCGAACGACTTGCGGCGTTGCGTCGCCGTGCCGGAGATGACCTCGACGTTCACGCCTGGCCACCAGCGCGCGAACTCGCGCTTCCAGTTCTTCTTCACGGTGTTCGGGCAGACGACGAGCGCCGGAAACACCTCCTCGCCGGAGCCCTTGAGGGCCTTGAGCGCGCGAATCGCCTGAGCGGTCTTGCCGAGGCCAGGCTCGTCCGCGAGCAGAGCCCGTCGGGCGACGCGCAGAAACTCGACGCCGGCACGCTGGTGCGGAAACAGGTCGTCGTCGCCCTCGATCCCCTCGACGTCGCGAAGCGCGTTTGACGGGTCTACTCGCGACGCGCGCTCGCTGCTCGCCCAGGCGGTGAGCGCGTCGCCGACCACGAGCTCGTCGCGAAACGTCGACCGCAGCGCGAGGCACGCCGACCAGCTCAGCGGCACCTTCCAGACCTTCTCGGCCGTCGACCACGCCGCTCCGGGGATGCTCTTGCACAGCTCTTTGTAGCGCCAGTCCGCCTCGATGCGGATGTGCCTGGTGCTGCTGGAGTCGATGTCCACTCGTGCTGTCAACTTAGTCTCTCGATCGTTTTGTCGGTTACTGTACCATGTACTAAGCGGATTTGGATGATCTCCAACAACATTTTTTCTTAGTACACACAGCGCCTACTTGAGCAGCACTCTCGGCACCCAGCCTGTCTTCGCGAGTCGCAGCAGGCCGTGGCGCATCGCGTCGAGCGCGTGTCCGCCGCCGCCGGTGTGCCAGAAGCCGAGCCGCTTGAGCGCGTCGTTCGTGAAGAGCTTTTTAGCGTCTGACGGCGACTGGAAGTGGATGCTCTCTGGGTCGAACCCGCCGGCGTGCACGACGTACTTCATGATCCCGATCTGCTCGAGGCTGAACGGAGCCTGCGAGTTCTTGATCGTCTGCGCGTTGATGATGAAGCGCTCGCACACGAGCTCGACGACTGAGCCGGCCGCCCTCGCCGCGCGAAGCTCGTCGCTGAGCGCCGCCGCGAACGGGTACGCCGCGAGTTCTTTCGAGGACACGAGCACCGGCGCCTCTCCAGAGTACGCGATGACAGCGAGGCCCGTCGTCTTGCCCGGGTCGACGGCGATGACTGTTTTCATCTGCCTCACCGCTTGTACTTGTCTCCCCACGTCTCGAGTGGGCCGTCTATCCCGGCGGTCAGCGGCACGTTCCAGCCGTCGGTGGTCGTCATGCACTCTTTGACGGTGCGCATGATCTCTTGGACGTCGCCGCGCGGCGCGTTGAGCACGATCTCGTCGTGCACGGGGACGATGAGCAGCTCGGTGAGGTCGGCTTGGTCGAGCTTGACGAGGTTGGCCTTGAACACCTCTGCCGCGCCTCCCTGGATCAAGTAGTTGACCAGCGTGTACACGCGGTCTTCGTCGCACGGCAGGCGGCGGCCAGTCCACGTGTAGACGTAGCCTTGCCCCTCTTCGCGGACACGGCGCATCCCCGCGTCTTCGATCTTGCGCTGGAACTCGACCATTCCTGGGTACCGGCCGTCGAACGCGTCTGACACGACACGCATCTGCGGCTCGGCGACTCCGGCCGTCAGCGCCTGCTTCGCGACACCGGCGCCGTACAGCCGCCCGTAGACCGTGCCCTTGATGAGCGCGCGGCGCTTGTCTGACTTCTGCATCGTCGGGTCTTTGTAGATCTCACGGCCGATCTCGGTGAACGGATCTGAGCCGGTCGCGTCCGCGCGGCTGAACAGCGCGACGAGGTTGGGGTCGTTCGACATGCTGGCGAACATGCGGAACTCGACCTGGTCGAGGTCCGACGTGACAATCACGTGGTCGTCGTCTTTGGGCAAGAACGCGCGGCGCACGACGTCGTCGCCTTTCGGCAGCGTCTGAAGCGCGGGATTCTGGATCGACATGCGGCTCGTGCGCGCACCGAGCGTCTTGACCGACGGGTGGACGAAGCCGTCGACGTTGTCGTTGATGAAGTTCGAGAAGTACGTGTTCGCGAGCTTGTCGGCCTTGCGTTGCTTGAGGACCGTGTCGGCGAGGTTCGACACCTCTTCAGCCCCGTTGATCTTGAGCAGCTGAAGCTGGTCTTTCGTGCACGACTTCTGCCCCGTCGGCGTGAACTCGGTGATCTCGGCGCCGAGGTCCTCGAACAACCGGACGAGCTGCTGGTTGCTGGTGATCGACACGCCGGCGTACCTAGCTTTCGCCCACTCTTTGACCGACGACGTGTACGCGGTCAGCTCGTCAAACTTCTTCTTCGAGTACTCTAGGTCGACGCGCGCTCCGTTGATCTCCATGCGTGTCACGATCTTGCGCGCCGCCATCTCGAGCTCGTACGCGCGGCTGTATTGCTTGCCTGGGCCGCATTTTTCGTAGAACATCTCCCAGAGGCGCATCGTCAAGACCGTGTCGAGCGCGCCGTAGGACCAATACGGCGAGAAGCCGACCGGGACGGTGCCCCAAGTCCAGCCGTTCTTAGCCAGCTCGACGTCGAGCGTGTCTTGCAGCGCGACCGCGCGCCCGTCGACGTGCAGCGCCGCGAGGCGCTTGAGAGCGCCTGACCCGAGGGGGTCGATGATGTGCGCCATGATCATCGTGTCGTGCGCACGCCCCCACGGCAGGCTCCACCGCGACTGCACGTCGAACCAGCGAGCCTCGAACGCGATGTTGTGGCACACGACCGGCCCGTCGAACTTGTCCATCGCCTCGTAGAACACGCCTGACCACTCCTGCCACGGGATCGCCCAGCCTCGCTGGGCGTCACCGACCTGCACGAGGCGCAACCGGCCGTGCCACGGCGACAGCGCGTGCTCTCTTGGAGCGCCTGGCAGCTCTCCGGTCTCTGTGTCGACCGCGATCGCGCCGTGCGGCCGGCGCTCGCTCAGCCACGCGATGAACTGCGACGCCTTCTCGGCCGAGTCGACGAGCGAAAGCTCTACGCCCGACAGGTCAGCCATCGGAATCTCTCTCAGGCACGGCGCTGACTCGCATCCCGCACTTCTCGAGGTACGCGACCACCTCGTGCGGGTTGCGGTGCGTGTCTGACCCGCGGACGACCATGACGACGCGCGCTACTCCGGAGTTCGAGACCAGCTTCGCGCACTGCATGCACACCGCGCTCGTGACGTACAGCGTCCCGCCTTCGACCTGCGACCTGTCGACGTACAGCAGCGCGTTGGCCTCCGCGTGGATCGCCGGGCACGCGTCGTACACGTTGTCGAGCGGGGCCTCTCCCCTCGCTCGCGGGCACCACAGCCCGCACTCGCCGCCTTCAGGCCACGTCGCGGCCGGCCCGTTGTACCCAGTCGCGCAGATGCGCTGGTTGCGAGAGACGACGGCGGCTCCGACCCGCGCCCGTGAGCAGCGAGACCGCCGCGCCACGGCGCGAGCCACCGCGAGCCACGTGTCGTCCCACGAGGGGCGGTCAGCTCGCATTTGCCGCGTTTTTTGCGATCGCGCTGCGCATGGCCGACGCGTACCACTTGTCTTCGGCCGGAAGCGCGTCGAACACGGCGGCGTCGTGCGCGGCGTCGAGGCACCGGACGGCCCGCGCTCGGACCGCGCTCCATGACGAGCCGACGAGGACCGGGACTGGCTTAGCGGGCTCTTTCGTGTAGGCCAGATTTTCCGCGGCGGCGAAGTCCGCCTCGTAGACATGCAACGAACCGACGTGGTGGCCGTAGGTCCCCGGCTCGACTCCGAGGATAGACGCGACCGCGATCTGCACGCGTGTGAACTGGAAGAAGTCATACGCGGCTCCGAGCCAGACGTCGTTCGAGCGCATGTACACGCTCATGTTGAGCCTGTTCTTGCGGACGCGGAACTGGTGCAGGATCGTGCACGGGTAGTCGCGCTTCTTCTCGAGCATGTCTCGCTCTGGGTCCCAGATCGTGACTACCGCCTGCCGCGACTCCGGGTCTTTCTTGAGGCGGTCGATCATGACCGAGTATTGGCCGTCTGTGCGTGTCCCGTACGACCCGTGGAACTGCCCGTCGTCTTCGGTGTAGTTCGCGAACTGAGGCCCGATGGCGATGACGGTCTCTGGGCGCGACACGCCGCCGAGCAGCTGGCACGCCTCGACTGCGCCGATGCCTGCGACGACGTTGCGGCCGACGCCGACAGGCAGCGTGTTGTACACGTCGTCGATGTAGATGACGGCGTCTTCTATCTCGCGGGTCTGCATGCCGCGTGGCGCCGCCTTCTCACCATGCACGAGGACGTGCCTCACGAGGTCGACGTAGCCGTTGACTCCGTCTTGGATCGAGACTACCTTAGTATCCACTTGTCATTCTCCTCTTCTCCCCCCCACGAAAGCCTCTCGATCGCGCGACCGTACTCCTGCCCGTCGTGGTGGTGAAACCTGCGGACATACTGCGGGTGCGGGACCACGCTGACGTGGCTTCGTGGTATCTCGTCGCAGAGGCCTGCTATGCTTTTTTCGGCCATGCGCCCGAGAGCGACGACTGGCGGCCTGCCGAGGACGACCCAAAGCGTGCCGAGCATCGAGCTGCACAGCTCAGTTCCGTTGACGATCCCGACGGACTTCCAAAACGGGTCTGGCAGGTTAGACAACAGGTAGTCGCCAGAGTTGCCTTTGGCGGGGTAGAAGGGCAAGATCGGCCCGCTGGGGTCGTTTCGCTTGTCACCGACTAGCAGCACGCGAGGCCGCGGTGAGCCGATGTACATCGGGAACTGAGCGACCGCTCTCGCGAGGTAGTCACGCTCGCGCGCAATCGCGAGCATGCGCTCTGCCAGCGCAGGCAGCGCGCTCATGTCGTCTGGGTCAGGCGTCAGCACCTCGACGCGAGCCGCTTTCGCGATCCCGCTCATGTACAGCGCGTGTATCCGCGCGAGCTCGCCGACCTCGACGAAGCCGTCGCCGCGCGCTTCGACGCGGCGCGCTAGAACGCCTGGAGGCTGCATCAAGGCGAACTGCACGGCGCCGCGCGACAGCAGCATCAGCTCGACAAGCCGCCAGCCGCCGACCCCGAGCAGGCCGTACTCGTCTGAGCACGTGTGCGGGCGCTTGAGCGGCGCGTACGTCACCTCGCCCCAGTGCCACCTGTCTGCGATGACGACGTAGCCGTCCGTCCAGTTGACATTTTCGACCGACGCGGCCCACTGGTTCAGCACCCACGAGCGAGACTCTTCCTCTGGCTTGCCCATGTGGTAGTGCACGACCTCGCGCTCTGGGTACTTGACCGACGCCTCGTCCAAGAGCGCGTCGACAAGTGAGCTTTTGCCTGAGCCGTCTGGGCCTTCTACAATGATGAACATGCGCTGTCTTTCGTCTCTAGCTGTGGCTTGAATATCGTACTACGGAATAAGCTCGACTTTGTAGACCATCTCGATCCCCTTGTCGACCTGCGCCGCCTCCTCGAGCAGCCGCTGCGCGACGTGCGTCAGGTACTTTGCGCCGCTCGCGTCGTACTTGTAGAGCGCGTCGAGGACGGCGCTCGGCTCCTCACTGACCTGCGCCCAGTAGCGGTTTTTCTCCGGAAAGATCACCGGCGCGTTGAGCGACGAGCGGCACTCTGGGCAAGAGACCAGCCGTGACGGAGACTCAAGAGACGAGACACTAACCTCGCTGAGGCCGTACCGCTGGACGAGGTGGCAGGCGGCCGTGTGGTAGATCACCGACACGCCGACGCGAGACAAGACGTAAGAGCCGCTCTCAGTGCGGTAGAGCTCGAACTCGATCCAGCGGTTTGCGCCCGGGCGGCTCGACGAGGAGCGACCGAGCAGCTTGCCGCTGAACTGCAACGTTCGTGAGCCGTCTTTCACCTGGATCATGCTGGTCTTTTCTCTATGCGTACAGAACTTACTGCTCTACAGTATCACTTTTCAGCCCGCTTGAGTCGCTCGGCCAGTTCTTTGTTCTTTTCTTGCTCGCGCAAGAGCAGAGCCTCGAGCTCGGTGTTCACGCTCATCATCCGATGAAGCTGGCTTCTCGTGATCGAGAGCACCTTGTTGAGGAAGTCTGGGTCGGTCTCAAGCGTGTTTTCGTTGTTGTCCATGCGGTTCTAACATACCACGCGGCCGTCGCTCGGTCGGCGACTTGAGGACTAGCCTTCTTCGAGCGCTTTCAGCCGCGTGTTGAGGTCGCGAACCGCCGAGATCAGGACCGGGACCATCGACGTGTAGTCGACGGCCTGGTACTGCGCCCTGCGCCAGACGCCTTCCTCCGTGAACGTGTAGTCACTGTCGGCTCCAAAGGTGACCATCTCTTCTTCCGTGAACCCGCCTGGGTGCTCGTCGTACCGATAGCACAGGCCTTCTTCGGTCGCCTCTCCGCGTATGGCGTACGGGAACGCCGAAGCGACCTCGTCGGCGATGACTCCGACGCCGTATCGGCCGCGCACGGACTCCGGCGCGGTGTCGTTGTACCGAAAGGTGTACGCCCGAGTGCCGTACAAGTTGTCGAGCATCTCTCTTCCGACCTCGACTACGTCTTCTTTGAGGCGCCTGTCCGACGGGTTCGTCCACGGCACGAAGCCCCGGATCCCCACGTTGTTGTCGACGCACATCACGAGTTGGCCGCCAGAGAAGCCGCCAACCGGTCCGTTGAGGTAGTTCCAGGAGATGCCCCAGCGCTGGCCTAGGTACACCGGCAAGTTCGGCGTCTCGTACCGCACTCCCCGAGTAATGAAGGTCGTGGGGCCTACCTGAACCCTGAATATGTCACTCGCGAACTCGATTGCGTTCGGAGCGCTAGCGAGCATGTACCCTGCGCCGACAGAGAGCAGCTGCAGCGGGCTCGCGCCGAGTGAGATGATGTCGTTTCCGATGTAGACCTGCGGGTATGCGGAGGCGCTCGAGTCGGCCGACGCCCCGTGGTGCATGACCAGCCCGTACCCGACGCCCTCGACTGTCAGCGGCGTGATGTGCGCGACGCTCGTCGAGTTCACCTGGAACGACAACGCGTTCGTCGAAGAGCTCAAGATGACTCGGTTCCCCTCCGACGCGGTCTGCACCGTGCGGCCTGTCAACGTGCCTGACGTGATGTTGTCAGCGTTGATCGTCCCGGCGTAGACGACAGATGCGCTCAGCGTGCCTGCTGTGATGTTCCCCGCTGCGACCGTCCCGGCGTAGACGACAGCCGCGCCGAGCGTGCCCGCCGTGATCTTCGAGGCGTCGATCACGCCGGCGGCGATGCTCGACGCGATGATGCGCGAAGAGGCGATCGTGCCCGCGGTGATGTTGCCGGCGTCGATGTTCGAGACGGTGATGACACTCGCGTCGATCGTCCCGGCCGTGATCTTGTTCGCGCTGAGGCTCTGGATCGCGTTGTTCCCGAGGTTGTTCGCGACCCACGACGAGCCGTTCCAGCGGTAGATCCTGTTGTCGTCGTCTGTGTCAAACCAGAGGTCGCCGATGGCCGACGCGGTCGGAGCCGACGGCTGCCGGAACACCCTGTTCTTCCCGTCCGCCGTCGTCTGCGCGGCCGTCGCGGCAGCCTGAGCTACAGAGATCGTGAAATCGCGCACCGACACCCACGACGAGCCGTCCCAGCGCTTGAGGTTGTTGGAGTCTGACGTGTCGATCCAGAAGTCGCCGGAATCCGGGTTCGCAGGCGCCGTGGGAGACACGCTGCTGTCGATGCCGCCAAGCTCGTCTTGCGCGGCCTCGTCGATGATCTCGATCGTGACGGCTCCCGGGGCGAGGATCTCCGTCGTCACCGAGTCCGGTGCGAGGATCTCCGTCGTCACCGAGTCAGGCGCGAGGATCTCTGTCGTCACCGAGTCCGGCGCGAGGATCTCTGTCGTCACCGAGTCCGGCGCGAGGATCGCCGTCGTCACCGAGTCAGGAGCGAGGATCTCCGTTGTCACCGAGTCAGGCGCGAGGATCTGTGTCGTCACCGAGTCCGGTGCGAGGATCTCCGTCGTCACCGAGTCAGGCGCGAGGATCTGTGTCGTCACCGAGTCCGGAGCCAGCTCGACCGTCGTGATCGCGTTGACGTCGATGATCGCGGTGGTCACAGTCCTCTCCCCGATGCGGCGCGGCGCGGGCCTGCGTGACATGCGCTTGGTGCGCCTGTCGATCCTGCTGACGTAGTTGCTCAGCCTGCGCAGCGCGCGGCGACGGCTGCTAGCCACGCTGGTCTACCTCCCACTCGGTCACGAGCTCGAGCGTCACTGACTCGGGGAATGACGGCGTGTTCGGCACGCTGACCTTGAACGAGTCGATCTTGCGCACGAGCACCGTGTCGCGCACCTCCATGTCGCTCGACAGGCGCATGCGGATGAACTCGTCGTCGGCGATGATCGAGCACCAGTCGCCCGGCGCGTACGTCCCGACGACCGGGTCGAGCGAGCCGTTGACCGTGATCGAGATGTCGCCGACAGGCGGGCGAAACTCGTTGAGGTACCGCAGCGCGTGGTCGTACAGTTGCTGCTCGTCGGCGGTGTCGTTCTTCTCTTCCTCTTGGTCGAGCAGCGGCCAGCCATACTCGAGCAGGTCTGTCGCCGACGCCGCAGCGTACGGTTGGCTGATGTCGTCGCCGAGGTCGGAAATGTTGCCGACGACGAAGAACCGAGTCGCGGCGTTCTCTGCCGACTCCTTGACCGAGATGTCTGTGATGTTGCCTGGGAACTCGAACACGAGCTTGTCTGCGCCGAACCGGCTCGGCGGAGACACCTGCCCAGGCGCAGGCGGGTTCGGGAAGTCGATCGGGATGAACACGAAGGTCCGCGTGAACGAGTTCGTCGCCGCGTCGTAGTCGCAGTCGACCCTGTACTCGAAGCCGTCGACCGTGTCTGAGTACTCGTCGAGCTCCTCGCCGACGGACCGCAGCTCGTAGCCACGGTATGTCTTGTTCTCGAGGTTCTTCGCCGAGAAGCCCTCGGTCGAGTAGTCGATGAGGATGTCTGAGTTGTACGGGAACGAGCCGTACGTCGGGATGATCGCTTCGCGGTTTATGGCCACGGTCCCGTTCGCGGCCGTCGTCGGTATCGCGGTGGCGTTGAACGCGGAGTATGTGAACGTGTCCGCAGTCGGAGTGGAGGCGACCTCGGCGCGCTCGGCGTTGAAGACTTCCGTCACCGCCGACGTGTCGTCGACTCCCGTGATCTCGACGACGTTCCCGACAGAAAGCCCGTGGGCGGTGCTCGTCGTCAGGGTCGCGACGTCGTCCGCGTACGCCTTGAACGTGACGGTCTTTGTCGTGTCTGAGAAAGCGATCGGGCCCTCGTTCGCGCCGGTGTTCTCTACCCGGAACGTCGTGGCTGACGGCGTCGCCGTGATCTGGTACGTTCCGTCGTAGCTCGCCGTCGTGTTTACGATCTCGACCGTCTGCCCGAGCACGGCTCCGTGCGGTTCTTCTACGGTGAACGTCGCGATGTTCGACGCCCTTGTGACGCTCGTGATGCGGTACCCCTCCTGAATGCCTGGCTCGATCTCATCGTTCGGGAAGTCGATGTTGACGAAGTCGACCATCGTCGTGTCGAGCAGCTGGCGCATGTAGTCGTAGGCGTCGGTGCGGACATAGACCGTCGCTAAGCTGTACGTGCCGTTGGGGATCGACGGCGCTGAGACAGAGAACGTCGTGGCCGTCGGCGCCGGGTTGGCGAGGACCGTGTAGTAGCCGTTGTACTGGAAGTCTCCGACCTCGTAGAAGATGATCCGCACGCTCGAGCCGGCCGGGGCCTCGTACTCGCCGTTCTCGAGAGTCACGGCGGCCACTCCAGACGAGACGACGACCGTCGCGCTGAAGTCGTGCGTGTACGTCTTCCAGATGTTGCGGTGGTAGAAGTAGCTCGTAAACTCGTTGCCGCCGACGCTCAGCTCGCGAGACTTCGCCGTGTACGACCTGTCCCAGATGATCCCGCCCCAGACACAGACGTCGTTGCGCACGACATAGAGCGCCGTCCGGCCAGGCATCGTGCTTTCGTAGAGGTTGAACGCTGCCGAGCCGTCGATGACGGGGATCTTCCCGCTGAACGACCCCGCGCCCTTGATCGAGCGCTCGTACGAGACGTCGGTGAACGGGATCTCCGCGATGAGTGCGTTGGTCAGCACGTCTGCGGTGAAATACGTGTACGTCGCCGTCCTGTCTGTCACGACCGCCATGTCACTAGCCGATCCAGCCAGGCCGATAGTACACCACCAAAGACGCTGAAGAGTTCGCGTTTCCGTCGTCTGCGAACGAGATCTCGTTGCTTCCAGGCGACAAGACGAGCCAGTCCGTCAGCGTGTCTAGCATCGACCGCGTCGCCTCCGTCGAGCCGTTGAACGCGACCTCGAGCGCGTAGGTGTCGATCTCGAGGACATCGACAGGTATCGATGCAGAGCCGCTCGCTCCCGTCGCCGCGACGGTCGCGCCTGGCTTCTCGTACGTAAACGTGCTCGCAGTCGGCGTGTCGGCGATGACGAACGTGCCGTCGAATGTCGCGTCAGAGATCGCGACTGTGACCGTGTCGTTCGGCAAAAACCCGTGAGCGGCCGACGTCGTGAGCGTCACCAACCCGGCGGCAGTGCGCGCCTTGTTAGTCACGGTGCGACTCGTCGCGGCGCGCAGCGACCCGATGATGGTCAGCTCTTGGTCGCTTCCGGAGTTGTAGATCGACGCCGGCCCGGTCAACGGCCCGGTGACCTCGAGTATGACATGCACGTCCGTGTTCCCGTCGACGTCTACGGTCTCGGTGCCGTCTTCGCCGGTCGCGGCGTTCGCGCAAGAGATGTCTAGAGTGTAGTACCCGTCGGCGCGCTCCCAGTTCCAGCCGTACTTGATCGGGTCTGGTGCGCGCAGGCCGACGCTGAACTCGGTCCGCCCCCGCGGGTTGACCGTCTCGATGTCTGGCCGGCCGCTCAGGCGCACCTTCGCGGCCTTCGTCGGCACCTCGTTGACGTACAGCCACGCGTTGCGATAGACGAGGCTCGTCGCTTCGATGAGCGCGTCTCGAGCCGCCGGGACATACGACGGGTCAGGCGGTATGAACACGCCCTCTAGCTTGAGGTCTCGAGCGGCCCAGCGCCCGCGGACGTCGTACGAGCCGTCTCCCCAGCCGCGGTCGATGTCTTTCATCTCCGGCTCCGGGTGCCCCCACCACCCGCCGATGTCGGTGATGACCCACACGACGCCGTTCTCGTCGATCGTGTTGAAGACCATGCCGCCGAGCTGCACGTCAGCCTTGAGCTTCATCCCCGTGAAGACCGGAGGCGGCAGAGGCGTGAGCGCCTTGTTCGCGACCGTCGTCTCGTAGCCTTGCGAGAAGTCGTCCGTGTAGAGGTTGACCTGCGACGCTTGCTCGAGCAGCACGCCGTCGACTAGGAACTTTTTCGCTGCGGTCCCGGCCGCCGGCTGGATGATCGAGACGCGCGCCGCCGCGGTGCTCGCCGGCGCGGTCGCGACCTTGCCGATCCGAGACCAGTACAAGCCCGGCTCGAGCTCGACGGGCTCGCTCAACGACGAAGAGACGAGGCTTCCGCCCGTCAGCGCGGTGTACCAGTCGACCTTGACCCTGATGGTCGAGGCTTCTTCGGAGGCGGCGACCTTGACGTACGCCGACACGGCGTACGAGAGGCCTGCCACCGCCGCGACTCGCGACGAGAGGGCCGCGCCCGAGTTCGCAGCGGCCGCCTTTGTGACCTCGAGAGACGCAGAGCCGATGGCGTAGTCCGCCGTGACCCGCGCGACCGTCGCGCCGCCTGTCCCGGCCCACCCAGTCGCGCTCGCCTTGAACGACGGGTTAGGGACCAGGTTCGTGCGCGGCGTGTTTTCTGGAGATGTCATACGGCTCCTGCTCGAAGCTGGAACGCAAGTTGACGAGAGATCATGGCCGCGAGCTCGCGCTCGTCCATGCCGGGCGACGGATAGACGTTGAACACCTGCCCGCCTCTGCCGCCCGCGAGCTGGTCGATGATCGCGCGGTCGCGCCTCGAGAGGCCTTGCGCGTCGAGCGGCTCGATGCGCTCTGGGCGGCCGGCCTCTGCGACTCGGACAAGCGTGCCTCCCTCTGACGGAAACACGGTGCCTCCAAGTGCGAGCTCCGGAAGCTTAGGCGCGCCGACCGTCTGTCCGCCGATGATAGGCACCCAGCGCGGCACAGACCAGGTAAGCTTGCCTACGGTGTTGTTCCATTGGCGAGCGATGAGGTTGAATCCAAGCCTGAATGGAGCAAATATGATGTTGACTATTCCGCTGAAGATGTTCTTCAGCCCGTTGACGAGGTTTCTAAACGCGCTCTCAAACAGCTCTTTGGCGCGGTCTGTGTCGCCGCGTAGCGCCGCAAAGAAGCCCTTGATGACGTCCCAGACGGCCTTGAAGATGGTGGTGATTCCGCCGACGACCCTGATGAAGCCGACGATTGCGGTTCCGACTGAGCCGATCGCGTTGGTGAGGACGAACTTGAGCAGCGGCACGAGCGTGACCGCGAGCACGTCTCCGATGACCCTGAAGATGTCTCCAAGGCTTTCGATCGACGGAAAGAACTTGTTGATCTCGTCCACGATCTTCTGAACCGCTTCGCCGAGCGCGTCTCTGACCGCCGTGACGAGTCCCATGACGGCGTCTCGGAACTTTTCGCTGTTTTGCCACGCAAGAACGAAGATCGCGACGAGCGCCGCGATCGCTGCGATGACGATGAGGATAGGTCCGGCACCCGACGCGCCGAGCGTGTAGAGCGCGTTGCGCATTCCGGTCAAGCCACCGCCTGTCATCGTGTACGCCACGCCGGCATTGCGAAATGCTCCGGTCAATTTGTTCATTTGTCCTGACACGCCTGGGATGATCATGAGCAGGTCGCCAAACTTTTGCGCATAGCCCATGAGGATTGTCAGCGTCGTCATTCCCAGGTTTTTCATCAAAGTAAGCGCCTTGACAAACCCGAGAAACGCCGTCACCGACATCGTGACCTTCATGACCATGTCGTTGCTGAAGATCGCGGTCATGATGTCAAGGCCAAAGTTGAGCACGGAGAAGAAGTTCTGGATCGAATCAGACTCGGCGAACAGCGCCATGAACTCGACGAACTTGTCTACGAACTCTCCGAGTGCCGGTGCGCCTTCTAGCAGCCGACCCAAGGCCTCCGTGATCGTCGTGACCGCGCTGTTGAGCTTGTCGGCGAACGCGCCGACGCCTTCGTCGTCGGCGAGCCTCAAGAACGCCATCACGAGCCCGTTGAAAAGCCGGCCGATCGCCTCGACGTTCGGGACGACGCGCTTGAAGTACTCCTCGAGCGTGCCGTCCGCCTCGATCCGCCCGGTGAACTCGGCGAACTTCGCCGTCGCGTTCTCGAAAGACGTCAAGAGCATCTCGCCGGCGCTGCCGGGGCCCGTGGCCGCGCGGCCGATGTTCATCAAGGCGGTCCCGATGTTGTTGAAGATGTCTCCAAGTTGCCCGGCTACCTCGCCGGCATAGTTGAATGTCTCGGTCAGCTCGCCGGTCTTCTCTTTGAGCGTCATCGACTCTGCCCAGCCGCCGGTAAGTGTCACGAGCCAGTCGGCGAACTTCCTCGTGAGAGGCCCGGCTGCGTCGAGCAGCTTGAGGACGGCGACAGCGAGGTTTCCGGTGACAATTCCCATCTGATCGATGAAGTAGATGCTCGTCTCGCCGACATCCCCGAAGCTCTTGATGACGTCTGGGGCCGCCATGATCTCGGCGAACTTCTTGGCCGCGTTGCCGACGGCCTCGCCGACACGCGGGAGCAGCGTCTCGAGCGTCGGAAAGTACGAGTCGACAAGGAGTGACAGCGCCTCGCCGATCCGCGGCAGCAACTCGCGCTGCACTTCTTCTCTGACCGCCTTGAACTGCTTTTTGATCTTGATCAGCAGGTCGACGAACGCTTGGGCCTCTGGGATGAGCTTGCCGAACGCGTCGTCTGCCGCTCCTCCTCCTCTTCCGCCCTTGTTCGCGTCTTCGCGTGCGCGAGCGAGCTCGCGCTCGGCGTCTACCTGAGCCCGCAGGCCGTCTCTCTCGGTTCGCGCCAGGTCTTGCCGCGCGTCGTCGAGCCTGCGCGTCGCATCGAGGACTTCTTTCGAGCCTTCGACTCTTTTCTTGCTCGCCTCGTCTTGCTCCTTGGCGAGGTCCGCGTTGCGGTCTTTCGCGCGCCTCAGGTTGAGTTCGGTCTCGGCGAACGCAAGCTCGGCTTCCCGGCGGGCACGGCTGTTTGGCGGCAGGTCCTGGACACGTTGCAGTCGCTCGCGCGCTTTCTCGAGCTCGAGCGAGGCTCTCGTCTCGCTGAGCGCCGCGTCTTCGGCGTCAAAGTCGAGCTGCTGCAGGCTTTCCGCCGCTTCTTTCCTCGCCTCTGTGAGCGCTTCTTCTGCGTCGGCGAGGTCACGCTTCGCTCGGACAAGAGACTCGCGGTTTGACTCGATGACGCGAGCGAGCGAGCGCTCTGCGTCTTCGATCCTGCGCAGCGCTGCCTCGTTGTCTTTGCCGGCGCCTTTTGCCTCTTTTGAGCGCGCCTTGAGGGCCTCTCCGATCCCAGAAAAGCCCATCTTGACGGCGACCATCGCGAAGGCCAATGCGGCCATAGCTCCGCCTAGCGCCATCAACGAAGGTATCGCAGCGGACACCTGCGAGACGAGGATGACTAGCCCAGACGCGAGTGCGCCGACTCCTCCGACCAGCGCGGCGATACCGGGGCCTAAGAAGTAGCCGACCGTGACGAGCCTCCTGAACGCGTCCGCCGCGGCGCGCCCGTTCGCTCGTATGTCTGCGAACGCTCCGGCGAGGCCCTTTGCGTTCCTTGTCAACCCGCCGCTGAACCCGCGGTTGAACGTCTGGGCGGCCTGCTGCCCGGCCTGCTGCAGGTTCGCACGGCGAAGAGCGTTCTGTACGTCGCGCTGGAAGCCCGTGGTGACGGCGCGTACGATGACGTATGCGTCACCGACTACCGGCATGTCGACCTCCTCGTGCTCTTAGTTCAGCGGGGCGTCAAGTGTCGTTCCGAACGGTCGCGCTGAGTTTTCGTCAATCTTAGTCGGTGGCACGTACGGCTTCACCGAGCCCTGCCGCTCTGCGTCGAACGGGCGGATGTCGCTGGCGTCTTCGTGGCCGAGCGGCGGGTCGATCGACGCCGGGACCGAGCCGATCCCGGTCGAGAACCTGTACGTGTACTCTTTCTCGTACATCTGGCGGTACAACAGCGACCTCGACTTCGAGATCGCCTCGGCCTGCTCGGCGCTCGCGAACCGCATGTCGTCCTCAAACATGTAGTGCAGCACGTCGAGCATGTCGCTCGCGTCGAGCTCGGCGAGGTTGACTCCGCTCATGATCGCCTTCCCGTTGACGTACGGCCAGAGTTCTACGCCCCAGTGGGCGAGGCCTCTGGCCGCTGCGTAGGGCGGTTGGTGTACTCCGCGACGAGCCAGGCCGCGACCTCCGCGAGCGTGTCGACAGAGATGATCTTGTCCGGGTCCGCGCAAAGCTCCTCGAACTTCTTGTAGTCTGCGGGCAGGAGGACCGTCTCGAAGAACTTGTTCACCGCGTCGGCGCTCTTGACCGGGTCGTCTGCGTTCGCGACGAGCGCGAGCAGCAGCTTCCCCTGCACGGCCTTGCGGCAGTTGAACGTCTCGCCGTGAAGCTTGAACGTGACTGGTTCGGCGCCGGACAGGTCCGGGCCGCTACCAAAGTCTTTGAACCTTGACATTGCCGTCTCCTTGTGTAGGTGTGTCGCTGAGGCTGGACATCGCCTCGTGCCGGTCGGCACTGCGTCCAGTCCATACTGTAACAAACGGAGCGGCGCCTGACCGGCGCTTCAGCGCTATGTGACGAAGATCGGAAGGTTGTCGCTCAAGAACTTGTTCGGGCGCGTCCCGGGGTGCCTGACGCTGTTAGCGAAGACGACGGTACCTCCCCGCGTGAACCGCAAGACGCGGCGCCTGTACTGGTTTTTTCGCTTTCCTCTGATGATGTGCGGAAGCGTGCCCTCGTGGTGCCAGTAGGCGTAGTTGATCTTCGAGCCGATCTTCCAGGTCTGCCCGCCCTTGCGGCTTCTTTTCTCGATGATGTTGATCGACGACTGGAGGTCTCTCGTCCGCACGCCGACCTGCCGCTTCGCCGCGATGATGAAATACATCGACTTGTCCCACAGGTACTCGCCGACCTTCCCGGTCGGCTCGTTGAGGAAGATGTGCAGCTGCGGCTGACGCCAGACGATGCGCCCGTGGCTGACGCGCGCCGTGACCATCAGGGTATCGCCATCGTCACTTGCATCGAGACGAGGCGGAACCCGCCCTCTGGGTCGCCCGTCTCGACGGTCGCGATGACGCCTGGCCCGAAGATGCCCTCGCCTTCCCACATGTCGAGAGAGTTGAGCGACTGCAGCAAGATCCACGCGTCGACGGCGGAGATCTCTGACCCCTCTGAGATTTTTTCGGGTGACGGCGGCTTCACTCCCTGTGTCATCACGACGGGTAGCGCGCGAGCGACTGACACGATCAGAGACGCGCTGCGCACGGTGTTGCACCGGTTCGGCGAGTTGTCTTGCGCTCCAGGCGGGCCGAGGTACGCCTGCACGAAGTGCACGACGAGCTGCTCGCAGTCGATCGCCGGGATGCCCATCGTCCAGTAGCGGCGCTCCGGGATCGGCACGTTGTACGAGGTGTAGATGCCCTCGACACGGTCCAAGACGCCCTCGAGCAGGTTCTTGAGGTGGAGCGCGTCGGCGCTGACGTTAGAGATGTCGACGATGTGCATGCTGCTACGCTATTCCGGCGAGTCTTCTTGCCCGGCGTCCTGCTCTTCTCGGTCTCGATCTCGATCGCGCTTGCGCACCGGGCGCGCCGCCGCCGTCGAGCGGGCTGGCTGCCCGTTGGGGAGGTAGTCGTGCTTGTTCTTCCTCGTCTTGAGCTGCATGGCTACGCGGGCGTCCCCGGCTCAAGCGTGATCGCGTTGACGAGCGAGGTGGCGAGCTGCACCTTGAGGTTCCCGGAGCAGATGTACACCGTCTCTGTCTCGCCGGAGAACAGCGGGTGCGGCCGCGTCGCGTAGATGTCGTACGTGCCTGGGTCGACCTTGCCGAGGACCGGGAGAGCGTTCGCGTAGCTGACGGTGACCTTGATCTTCGTGTCGCTCTCCAAGAACTGGATCGCCGCGAGGTCGAGGTCGACCGAGCGCGACTCGGCGTAGTTCCTCACGGTCACGGACGGCAGCCAGCCCGGCTCGTTGACCAAGAACTCTGCGTTGATCGTGTCGAGCGCGACCGTCATCGACCCCGTCGTGTGCTGGACGATCGCGATGTCGAGCGCGCTCTTGCCGAGCTTCGGCGCCTTCGGCGTGTACGCGCGGGCGCGCGGCAAGTCCGGCGTGAACACGCGCGCCTTCGCGCGGGCGCCGTCTGGGTTGACCGACTTGAGGAACAGGTCGACGGTGTAGACGCCTGTCCGCAGCTCTTGGATGAACTCTTGGCTGTCGAGGACCGTGTACGAGACTCCCTGGCGCGACACAGACGTGACACGCGCTGGGAGCTCGCAGTCGTCTCCGGACCACAGCTTGACGAACTGGATCGCCATGTACCGAGCGGCCTCGCGACCGAGCGCCGGCGCCTGTGCGCCGTACGTGTACGTGACCTCGACGTCGCACGGTGCCCACGCGAAGCCCGGCGCGGGCTGGACCGTCGAGTGGTCGACGAGGTAGTACTTGTCCGACGTGATCAGCTCGCCGGCGCGGTTGCGGACCTCGTGGATCTCGATGACGGGCCGCCCGCGCAGGCGAAGTCGCGACTGAGGCGTGAGGCCGTCGCTCGTGACGTCTGCGTAGTTGTCGAAGTCTTGGTACGGGACGTTGTAGACGTCGCCGTCGACGAGCTCGGCGGTGAAGTTGTGAGACGAGGCGCCGTAGCGATAGCTCCGCGACGCGCAGACGTAGCGCTCTGTGACCGTGTTGACGCCGGAGTATCTGCGGCCAGACATCGACCAAAGAAGCTGCGACGCCGACTTGCACGCCTGGTACGAGAACTGGCTGTTCGCGTACTCGCCAAGCTCGCTCGGCGTGATCCAGAGGTTTGACATCTACTTCTCCGTCTTGCAAACGGTGAACGGGTGGTGCGCTAGCGATTCTACGCTGTTGCGCGCCGCCCGCCTGCGAGCGGTCAGGACGTCGGGTCCTCCGTGGAGGCGATGATGAAGTCGATCGCGTTGTCCTCGTTGTAGTCCACGTTGCCGGGGACGTTGTACGCGGTCGTCGAGCCCTGCGACGTGAAGTCGGTGACCAAGCGGCCGTTGGCGTAGACCTCGGCGGTGCCGGAGTCCGCGGCCGAGGCGATCGTCCCCGACGCCGGCGTCGTGTAGGTGAACGTGCTGGTCGTCGGCGTGCCCGTGATCGTGAACGTCCCGTTGAGCGCCGTCGCGGTCAGGCCTTCGACGACTACCGTGTCGCCGACCTCGAACTCGTGCGTCCCGCTGACCGTGAGCGTCGCGGTCGTGCCCGTGCGCGCGACGTTCGTGACCGCCTCGACGAGGTCGCCGTGCCACGAGTAGAAGCCCTTGCGGCCGGTCGGTGCCCACGAGGAGCGAGCGTACGAGTACGCGCGCTCTGTCGCGACGGCGAACTCCCAGCGGTCATCGAGGCCGTTGCCGAAGCCGACGTTGCCGAGGCCGTAGCCCTCGAACGTCGTCGCGAGCATGCCGTTCTCGATCACGCGGTCGCCGGACTGGCGAAGCTTGCAGTACGGGAACACCCAGTGGAAGTACGGGCGTGTCGCGGCGCGCCGGCCGTCGCTCACGGCGAACGACCAGCACTCGATCGCGACGCCGAAGCCGGACGGGTCGTCGCCGACCGCCGGAGCCGACCAGCCGATGCTCTGGCGGTCTGGCGCGGCGAACGTGCCGAGGTTCTTGCGGAGGAGCAAGCCGCCCGAGATGAGCTGCGTCAGCTCCGGGTCTGGCTCGCAGATCGCGAGCTCCATCGTGATGCGCTTGAAGGTGTTCGGCGCCTTGTACGACACGCAGATCGTGCCGTCGGCCGACTTCTCGGTGATTTCGTCGCCTTCTTCGTACTCAGGCGTGAACGACATGCGCATGAACGCCGATGTCGTGTAGCTGTCGCCGTCGTTGTTGAGCAGGTTGCCCGACGCGTCTAGCCGCGTGACGCGGATCGAGACGCCTTGGATGCTTGCCGCGTAGTCTTGTGTTGCCATTGTGAGGATGCTCCTTGGTGGCTAGTTCGTTGCTATTTTACGCTGCCAGGTTGACCCTGACCGCTAGGTGCACGCTCGTGCTGAAGTACACCGCCGCGGGCCTGATCGCCTTGATCTTCATGTCGTTCTGGTTTCCGCTGACGTTGTACGCCTGCGAGAAGTTGTCGTTGACGACGTCTACCTCGCCTACGTACGTCTTCACCGAGCCAGTCGCGTATATCCACTTGTTCGTGTCCGTGGCCGCGGCGTTCGCGTCGCCGTCTGGGCCGACTCCGGTGTACCCTGAGCCGACCACGACCGGAGTGCCCGAGATCGTCTGGATGTAGTCGTCGCCTCGAAAGATCACGAAGTCACTCGAGAGCAGCGACGCGACGTCGCGCGTGATGTGGATCACTCCACGCTCTCCGACCGGCGAGGTGTCTGCGATCTTGTGGTCAAGAAGCGCGAGCGCTCTCACCGCGGACAGAGCCGCACCGGCGTTGAGGACGGTCGCGGACGAGCTGGACAGCGCTCGGTTGTCGTGGGTCTCGCCCTTGCGGACGGGGCCGACCCAGAGCTCGCGCTCGACCGCTTTTTCTGTCACCGCCTCGACCTGGCGCTTCAGTCGAGCGAACCGGTCGACGGCGAGGAAGCCGAGCGTCGACAGCGTGTCTTCGACCTCGATGAAGAACGGCTTGATCTCCGCGTACCGAGTCGGAGTCGCGTTCGTCGTGAGAGTGCTGCTCGTGGTGTCGGTGTCGTCGAACAACTTCGCCGAGTACAGCGTCGAGTCCCACTCCTGCGAGAACCCGCGGATCCACCTGTCTTCGTCTACTGAACTTTCCGGCTTTGCGACACAGAAGATGCCGTACTTCGGAAGCGATATCTCTGGCGCTTCTACGACTCCGTTTGCTGGAAAAGCCATCTGGTTCCTCTATGTGCGTGCGGTTGCTTTTGCCAGGGCGCGACCTCCCCGCGGCGGGGGCCGGTCAGATTTCTCCGGCCCCCGCTTGAGGTGTCGCGCCGTCAAGTTTGGTTAGAACTCGATGGCTGCGGCCGCGGCACCGCCGGTCGTGTCACGGAGGGCTGCCGCCACGCCGTTGACCGAGATCGTCGATGTGACCGCCAGGGACTCGATGCCGACGAACGCGACGCCTTCGAAGGTCTCAACGAACATCTTGTAGTCGTTGGTCCCGACGAGTGTCGAGTCGCGGATGATGCCCAGGTCCAGGGTACCGCCGTCGAGGAACAGGAAGCTGCCCTCGGGGAAGAGGTACCACGTGAACGAGTCGGTGAACTCGATGAGCGCACCGGCTGACTGGCTGGCGTACACGTTCTGGTCCGGCGTGAACGTCACGTTCACTCCGCGGGCCGAGAGGTAGCCCTCGACTTCGCGGGTCGCGGCGTTGATCGTGCCGTCGCCAGGCATGTTGAGCGTGAGGTCAGCGACCATCGCGTCCTTCACCCAGTGCGGCGCGATCATGCGCAGCGGCGCGTCCGGCGCCATGCGGTGCCGTGAGCGGAACGCCGTGCAAGCGCGGCCGACGTTGACGAGCATGTCGCGAGCGAAGCCCATGAGCGAGCTTGTCGTGACGGCCGTCGACGCGGCGCTGATCTTGCTGAGCAGGTACTGCTCCGCCTCGCGTGCGTGCTGGATCAGGCCGAGCTCGTTGTGACGAGCGATCAGCTCCGGGTACGCGCGCGTCATCAGGTTGCCGAACTGCAGCTGCAGCGTGACCGCGTCGGTCGCGACTGTGTTCTCCGCTGCGGCCGAAACCGTCAGGCTGGTCTTCGTGTCGGTGCCGGGGCTGGTGTCGATGGCGTTCGTCCACACACCGACCGCGTTGGCGTAGCTCGACAGCGTCGGCGGCGTGATGAATCGGATGCCGCCGCGGTCTGCCGAGAACTTCGGCAGCGCGTCGCGCACGGGGCGCTCTGTCGTGCCGAGACCGAAGATCTCGTAGCGGACCTCGAAGGGAGCCGAGTGCCCGCCTGAGGCGACGAGGGCCTCAGGGCCTGCTACGGCCTGGACCTTCGCCCAGTTGGCTTCGGCGTCCTGCGTGAGGATGCGCTCTTCCGGGTAGGTGGTGCTGAACGACGCAACGATGTGCTGCTCGCCGTCACCGCCGTTGACGCGGCGAAGGCCGTGCAAGCGCTTGGCCATCGCTTCGGCAACTTCTGCCATGTCCTTGATCGGGCTGCCCGCGGTGTAGCCGGGGATGTCCGCGCCGGCTGTGATTGCGACCGGTGCGGGCTCCGACTTGATCTTGGGAGCGTGATCAGCCGGGGCCTGGAAGGTTGTGACCTCCGCGACCTCGGTCTTCTCTTCGTTAGCTGCTGCGCTCACGACTGTTTTCTCCTGCGCCTGTGGCGCTGTTGTTGTTGTTGCTGTTGCTGGTTCTGTCACTGCAGCCTCGGCTCCGGCCTGGGCCTCGATGACCGCCTCCGCGGCAGGAGCTGCCGCGGCCTCGGCCACCGGCTTCGCCGGTGCTTCCGCTGTCTTGGCCGAAAGTTCGGCCGCTGCTTCAGTCGCTGTCGACGCTTCTGCCATCGGCATCGGAGCTTCCTCTTCCTTGTCCTCCTCGGCCGGCTCTTCGCCTGCCTCGGGGGCTTCGGCCTCGGGAGCCTCTTCGCCTTCTGGCATCTTTTCATGCGCGGCGGCGTTCTTGACTCGTGCGGCGGCTTCGGCTGCGCGCGCGGCAAGCTCTTGAGCCTGTGCCTCGCGACGCTTGGCCTCTGCGCGAACCGTGTCGAGCATGTCGGCGAGCTGCGTCATGTTGTCGACGGACTGAGGAGTCGGCTCTTCGCCCTCGACCTTCTCAAAAGTCGACAAGATCTCGTTCTGCAGGTCGGCAAGTTGCTCGTCCGACAGCTCGGTGATCGTGTCGATCTGTGTCTTGATTTGGTCCACTGTCCCTCCTCGGGTCAGTCAAGTTGCGTAGCCGCGGGTGCTGACTACTGGGGATAGGTCAGGAAGAGGGACATGCGCAACAGCGCGCGGCGCTCACCTAGCGTCGACTATAGCACACCGTCAGGTGAGCAATCGCAGCATTTTCGACATCTCGGCCGACACCTCGCCTTGAGACATCACGTCGGTCCCCGTCCGGTACGTCGCGAGTTTTTGAGTCGCGATCTCTGCGTCATCGTCGCCGATCTTCTCGGCCACCCGCTCCATCATGTCCTCCATGAGGTCTCGAAGCACGGGCGGAAGGTCGCTGAACCGCACCTTCTGGGTGTCTAGGCCGAACGGCAGCGGCAGGTTGGCCATGACCTCGCCAAGAGCTCTCGCGGCCTCGCGCACGTTTTCAACGGAATCCGCGTTGAGAGCTCCCGTGTCGAGGCGTTGGAAGATCTTCTTGAGCTCCTGCGCGGCGGCGTACGCCTGGGCGTAGTTTCCGGCGTCGTCGAGGTTTTCGGCCTCCTCGATCTTTTTCACCGCGCTGTCGAGGCCGGTCTTTCCGAGGTCTTCCTTGATCCTCGCGAGCACCTGCCGGAACTTTCCCTTCGCGTCGCGGGGCTGCGTCTTGCCAGAGATGTAGATCCCCTTGCGGCGAGCAAGCTCTTGCAAGTGCTTCTGGGCCACGAAGTTTCAGCCCTCTTTCGCGCTCTTCGGGTTCGGCGCCCGCTTCCAGTCCGCCGGGAGGAGGCTGCTCTTGCCGAGCGCTCGTGCGCGCTTGGTGATGTGCCGGCGGACCTCTGCGCGGTCGGCCTCGCTCGCCCGAGCCGAGGCCGCGATCGCGACCTCCAGGTCAGCGGCGTTGCGGATCGGGTACGAGCCGTCGGGGAGCGCCTTGCCGGTCTTGGCGAGCTGCTTGCGGGCGCGCGGCGAGATGCCTGCGAGCTCGGCGGCCGGCCTCGCCGACGCGATCCGCGCGCGAAGCTCGTCGGTCGAGATGTCGTCTTCCTCGACGAACACAGACGCCGTCTTCCACTTGTCTGGGATCAGGTCTGCCTTCTTGAGCGCGCGAGCGCGCTTCATGATGTGGCGGCGGATCGCGGCGCGCTTCGACGGCTTGCCGCGGCCGTAGGCCTGGATCGCGTTCTTGAGCTCCTCGACGTTGCGGATCGGGTACGAGCCGTCCGGCAGGGCCAGGCCCTCGCCGGCGAGCTTCTTGCGTTTTTCCATCGAGATGTAGCCCGCCTCGTCGTACCCTACGGCCGACGCGACGCGTGCGCCGAGCTCCTCGACCTGCGCGGCGAGGGCGGCCGCGCGCTCGGCCTTGGCCGACGCGAAGCGCGCCCTTGCGGCCTCTGCCTGCATCTCGAGCGGCGCCTTGACGAGCTTCTCTACGTCTTCGATGCGCTTGTTGAGCGCCAAGACGGGGTCATCTGCCTTGAGCTTCGCGAGCGCCGCGGCGCCTGCGGCGACGAGCGCGTAGACCTTGCCCGACGCCATCAGCGCGCGAGCGATCGGGAAGCCTGGGACGTTGACCTGGCACACCGCGACGAGCTCGAGCGCGCCGTGGATCGGGCGCCAGTCGCCTGACGGCGCCGAGGCGCGGATCGCTCGGACCTGCTCCGGTGTCGTGCCTGGGCGCAGCGCGCCTGCGACCCAGATGCCGTGCGAGTCTTCTCCGGCGTGGACGTCGGCGACCGCGGACGCGGTGTCGTCGTAGTGCTTCACGGCGTCGCGGGCGCTGGCCTCGAGCGGCGCGTGGCCTCCGGCGAGCGTGAGCTGCCCGACGGCGTAGTCCTGGCCGTCGTCGGCGCGGACGACACCGGTGTGGAAGTACGCGTACTTGCTTCGACTGCGCGGCGGCTTGGTGCCGGCGGTCATGCCGATGTGGTCGACGTTCCAGGCCGCGATGTGGCCGAACACGCGGCCGCCGTCGTCGATCGTCAGCGGCGTCGGCTTGCCGAGAGCGGGGTCTGTGAACCACCCGGCCGGCGGCGTGACCGGGATCGACGCCGCGATCGCGCCGCAGGCGACGATCGCTTCTGCCGCGAGTGCGTCCACCTCTTCTGTGTACTCTCCGTCTGGGATCACGGTACCCTCCTGAGGCGCGTACTCGGCGTCCTCTGTTGCGTAGATCTTACATTGTTCGAACGCGGGCTTCGGCACGATCGTCACGGCCATCACGCGGGCCTTCGTGATGCTGATCTTGTCTCCGCCGATCTTCTCGGACTTCTTGTCTTTGCCGGCCTCGTCGCTGGCCTTCTCAGAGTCGGCCTCGAACTGGTCGAGGTCGGCCGAGACGCCGCGCAGGAAGCCGAGCTTGACCAGGCGCTCTGCCTCGCGCCCGTACGGGCCGGAGTCGAACACGCCGGAGGCCTTGCCGATCCCGTTGCTGGTGCGCTCCATCTTGTCGATGCGCCCGACCACGACGGAGCCGTTGTGCCCGTCGCCTGTCTTGACCTGCCACAGCAGCGGCAGCGGAAGCTCTCGCATCGAGATCGCGCCGCTGTGGAACTTCCGGCCGTCGCCGGACTCGACGTCCTCGGGGATGACGAGCGGGATGACGAACCCGCAGCCGCTCGAGCCGTCTGTGTACCCGCCCGCGACGACGACGCGGGGCAGCTTGTCGAACAGCTCCGCGCGCGAGGCCGAGAGCTCGATGTACCGGTCTTCAGGGACGATCGAGTCCGTCGAGAACAGCCTCTTCTTGCCCCAGCCGTACATCTGCCGGTGCAGGCGGTCGCCCGTCCACAGCCCGGTCGCCTCCTTGTGGCGCAGCGAGCAGTAGCCCTTCGCGCGGGGGCCCATGTACTTGGCGAGCTGGCGGAAGCAGCGCCTCCAGTCTCCCGGCGTGTTCCAGCGGATCTTGAGCGCGCCGCGCCCGTACAACCAGTACCTGCGAAGTTTCTCGGCGCCGCCGCGGTTGCGGTCGAGCCCGCCTTTCGCGACGAGCGCGCTCGCCGCGACCGAGCCGTCGACCTGCTGGAGGACGTCTCGGTACGACTCGTTGTCGAGCGCGACGACCGGCGGCGGTGTCGGCGACGACAGGTCGGCGAGGATCTGCGCGTCCTGCTCCCACTTGCCGTCGACGCGCTTGAACGTCATCGGAGACGGCATCGTCGTCGACTTCGGGATGATCGCGACGAGGTCGAACACCGCCTGCGGGTCGTCAGGTGAGACGAGCGCCAGGTACATCGGCGGCACGTCGCTCGTGTCAGGCGTGAGCGCGGTCCCGGGCCTCGGCGGAGCCGCGTACCTCTCCGCGCCGGCGGACGTGATCGGGCTGTAGTAGAGCGCGCTGTCTTTCTTGCGCTTGAAGAAGTCCTTGAGCATCGGGTGCTCTTTCGCGTCAAGGATCAGCTTCTTCCCGGACCTCTCTTCGAGTCCCTCGCGGTACTCGCTCGCCTCGGGAGTCGGAGCGTTGTCTCCGACGGGCTGCCGCGCCGCGGGCACCTCGACGGGAGCGGCCTGCTGCCTGTCGCGCGTCGACTTGACCCACGCCGGGTAGTCGTACAGGATCGTCCGCAGGTCGTCAGGCGTGAGCGCCGGGAGCGCGCCGGGGATGACCGCCTTCGGGCGGTCGATCGGAGCGCGCGGCTGCCCGAGTATCCCCGTGGTGTCGAGGGGCGCCGTGTCTTGGTTGCCTCCCTCCTGGGCGACCGCCGCGTTCTTGTCGGCGTCTTCTTCTTTTTCGGTCAACTTCGCGGCGACGGTCACGCTCGTCCCGTTGTCGAGCAGCACCGTGACGTCTTGCGTCGACGGGTTGATGCCGGTGACCTTGCCCCGGCCGTTGTCCCGGTCGCCGCCGACGACGACTCGCGAACCCATCGCCGCGAAGCGCCCGCCCTTGTCGCGGACCTGGCTCCTCGCCTTCTCGGACCGCTCTTCTGGCGTGTACACGCCCGGCGTGTCGTCCGCCGAGTCTTCGAGCCCGGCCTCGCCGGCGGCCGTCATCGCCATCGCCATGTCGACCTCGCTCCAGTCGAGGTCGTCGAGCGCGAGGAGGACGAGCCGCGCCTCCTCCGCGTCGAGGTCGTCGGCGCGCACGGGCGTGAACGGCGCCGAGTGGAACCGCGCGCAGACGACCATCGCGGAGTCGGCGTCGATCAAGACGTGGTCTTTCTCGGTGGTGTCGTACGGGTCGTCGAGCGCTCGGTCGTAGGACAAGATGTCGCCGTCGACCGTCCCGATGTCGTCCCAGCCGCCGCCGTCCCACACGAAGACCGCTCCGTCATGCTCGACCTTGTACACGCGGTCGATGCCGCTCCCGTCGAGTCGCACGCGTGCGACGAACTCAGGCCCGAACCCGTCTTCGCTCATCTCTTTCGCGAGCTTGAACGACTCGATGTCGCCGGCGTGAGCCGCCGCGTCGCCGTAGTCTTCGTACTCGGCGTAGTTCTCATCGACGACGACTCCGCCCGCGCGGACCGACTTTTTCTTCTTCTTGTTCTCGCGCTCGACGATCGCTCGGGCCCAGCGCCACGCCGCGTCGCCGCCCCAGAGGGCCCACGCGATGCGGCCGGCAGACGGGTAGCCGTCCTGCCCCGGGCGGTACGCCTTGCCTTTCTTGTCGACCTCGTGCCTCGGGAAGTACTTCGCGATGTGGCGGACCTTCTTGATCCCGAGCTGGCCGCCGCGGGCGAGCGTGCGCGCGGTGTTGACTCCGACCGGCGTGCCGCCGCGGCCGTGCTCCTTGCGCCACGCGAGGCCGCGCTCGGCCTCGGCCCTCACCGCCGCGGGGATCGTGTACATGCGCCCCGCCGCCGCGACGACCGAGACGCTGAGGTCGGCGAGCGCTCCCGCGGCGAGGTCGGAGGCCGCGTCCGGCACGTCGATGTCTTGGTCGTCTGGGTCGAGAGACCAACCGTGAGCCGTCGCCAGAGCGGAGAAGTCGCCGACGTCGTCGACGATGTTGTGGCCGATGTCGATGACCACCCCGCGAGAGGACGTGGCGTCGACGAAGAGCGCGAACTGCCCGCTCACGCCGTGGAGCTTAGTCACCTGTGACCGGCCCTCCCGTGATCCACGCGTCGCACGTCCGCGACGCGGCGCACTTGAAGTCGAACGCCTCGCAGTACCCGAGCTCGCCGGCCTCGACCGTGCTCCACGCGTCTTTGGCCGAGCCGCCGCCTTGCTTGAGGCCGTCGGCGATGCAGTCGAGCATCTTCGCCGTGACGATGAACGCGGCGCAGTTGCCGCACAGCGACTGCCTCGCCTGACGAGGCGAGACCGTCCAGCGGTCGGCCTTCTTCGCCCAGAACTCGGTGTTCGGCAGCTTCGGGTTGAGCGGGCCGTACGCCGCGGACTTGATCGCGTTCTCGCGGTTGCGCAGGTTGAGCGACACGTCTTGCGTCGCCGGCGGGCAGCCCGCCGGGGCGGCCGCGGTGACAGGCGACAGCTCGCGGTCGACGAAGCGTGACAGCGACTTGACCGTGACCTCTTTTCCGGCCGCTTCTTGCTCGTCGTAGTGGCGGACGAACGGCAGCTTGACGTAGTACACCGGCAGGTCGTCGAGCGCGTCTTCTTCGAGCGGAGCCCAGGCGCCGTTGTCGCGGACGTACGACGCGCCTTTCTCGGACGAGAACAGGACTAGGTGCTTGACGAGCTCGTCGTCGAGGTCTGCGGCGACGTACAGGAGGTCGCGCTTCGAGAGCGACTTTGGCCAGGTGCTCATGCCGGCTCCCACGTGATCTGACGGTCGATCAGGATCTTTTCGAGCTCTCGAAGTGCCATCGGCTTTTTCATCTTATCTAGCCTGGGAACGGCCCAGTCTGCATCTGCTTCTGTAAGTCGCCTTATCGTATACTTGTTCTTGCCCGCCGTGAAGCTGACTTTTCGCCTCGCGCCGTCGACCGAGATCTCGTCGGCGTCTTTGAACAAGAACGACCTCGACCCGTAGTCGAGCGTGACGGTCAGCGCGACGCTCTTGTCCGTCGCCGGAGGAGAGATCACGACCGCGTACACGACGTGCCGAGACCGCTCGCCGCCCCGCAGCCTCACGTCCATCGCCGCCGGAGCGTACAGCAAGAACTGTGAGCCTCCGTTCTCTTGTTTCTTCTGCTTGTAAAAGAGCTCTTTCATGTTGACCTTCACTCCACCGGGTCCGAGAGCACGTCGGTGCCGTCCGAGAACGTCTCGTTCGGGTACCGGTACTCGAGGTCGTCCTTGCTGAGCAGCTTCGTGACCTTCGCGTTCCCGCGCCGCGCCACGACGTCGTTCGCGATCCCGTAGGTCACGACGACCTCGACGGCCTGCCCGCCGATCTTGTTGATTCCCCTCGCTTTGAGGGCGGTCACCAGCCTGTTTTTCTCAGACTCGTTGCCGACGACGATGAACGCGACGGCGTCGTGCCCGATCTCTCCCTTGAACATGAGCTCGTACGCGCCCGGCACGATGTCGTCTATCACCCAGTCGGTGTCTGCCTTCTCCTCCTCGCGCTTCGGAGCCCGCCTTCTCCCGAACTCGTCATCCTTGTTGCCAAAGAAATCTACCCGGCGGAACAGCTCGGGAGCGTCGTACACGATGAATGTCGTGCCCCAGCCGCCCGTCCCCTTGTGGATGTTCGAGGCCAGCCCGCTCACTCCGTCCGCGGGAGTCGTGAAGACGTAGTCGGCTCCGCCCGTCTCGGTGTCTGTCTGCGACGACGCGCCGACCTCTGTCCCTCCTCGAAGCACTCGGCTGTTCGTCGACCGGAGGCCCTGCCCGGGCTTGAACATGTTCGCGATCCCGTTGGCCACCGCGTCGGGTTGGAAACCACCCCTGGTGCCGTCGATGAAGTTCCCCTGCGTGATCGAGTGGAAGATCAGGTCGACGCGGGTCTTGTTGCGGATCGCCTCGCCGAGGGACGGCGGGCCCACGAGCTCGATGCGCCCGCTCGTCCCGACGCGAAGCTCGAACTGGTCAGCCGAGACTCCGTACTTCGAGTTGATCTCGGCGAGCTGCGCCGCTCGCGCGACCTCGTTCGTCGGGTAGCGGTTCGCGTCGACCTTGCCGCCCAGCACCGCGATCAACCTGTTCTCGACGAGGAGCCTCGTGTCGTCCAGAGTGGCCGCCCTCGGGTCGTTGACGCCGCCCAGCTGCATCGCCTTCGCGATCACGGTGGGGTCCGTCCCGCGGGGGACGTCGATCGTCACGAGGTTCGAGAATGACTTGTAGGAGCCGCTGTTCGCCTCGTCGTAGTCCGCCTTGATGTACTGGAACTTCACCTCGACTCCGTCGATGACTCGAGTGTAGTAGTACTGCCCGTTCTTGCCGAGGTAGCCGGAGAGGAACCCGTAGTCGTGGAACACCAGCGTCGACTCGACCGTCCGATGCCCGCCTTCCCAGCCTGGCGGCGGTGGGTACATCGTCTCGCGCTTCAAGCCGACGAGTGACGTGTCTTCTCCCGCCGCGGGCAGGTAGGCGGTGATCGGCAGAGTCACCTGGCTGCGCACCTCGACGTCCGGTTGCGCCTTCAACTCGTCCATGAACCTGTCTGACGCCCACTTGGTGAGCTTGTATTGGACCCGAGTCAGCTCTTTCGTGCCGTCGGAGTTCGCCGTCGAGACGACGTCGATCGCCATGTCTTCGATGTCGGTGCCGTCGCCGAGCGTCCGCACGATGTCTGCGGTCGTCCGCCCCTCGTTCTCTGGCTTCCCGCGGCCTTTTCGCGCGTCCGCGATCGCGTCGGCTCTCTGGAGCGCGCCGTTGAGTGACAGCACCTCTGTCGACGGCGAGCTGTCCCAGTCGACTCCCTCGACGTCGATGGCGCGCAACGGCGGAGTCGGCGGGACGAACGAGTCGTCCAGTGCCTGCGCGTCTTGGAACCTCTCTTCTCGGATGTCGTCGGCGGCCTTGCTGTACTCGGCGTCGAACCGCGGGCTGGCGGCTCGGTTCTGGATGACCATCAGCTCGACACGGTCGACCAGCGCGTCGAGCTGCTTCTTCGCGGCCTCCGTCTCCTTGAGGTTGTAGCCGCCGTGCTGGCGGTCTACGTAGGCGGCTTGGCCCATGAGGAACGCGAACCTCTTCAGGTCGTCGACCGTCTGCGCGATCTGGCGCGCGGTCGCAGGCGGAGCCGCCTTGCTCGTCGACGTCCACTTCCCGCGGTACTGCAGGTCCAACGACTCGAGCGCACGCGCCACGGACGGCACGACGTTGTCTGTGAGTATCCGCTTGGTGCGCTGGAGGACGTACTTGATGACTTGTTCGCGGGTGTAGTAGCTTGCGTCGTTGCTGTCGACGTCGCGGAGGGCCTTCTCGAGCGGCGTCGCCACCTGTTTGCCGGCGTCGTTCTCAAGTAAGACCTCGAACGAGCCGCTGCTCAGCGCGCCGACTAGGTCGTAGATGCCTAGGTAGTCTAGCTCAACCGCTTTCTCGACGTTGACCGAGCTCGACCAGAACTCGTCCACGCCGTCCGGGTCGATGTCTGAGACGTCGAGCGGAGGAAGAGTCTGCCCGGTGAGGTTTGACTCCTCGACCTCGAGCAGGTTGACCGACGTGTCTAGGTCGTCAAGAAGCGTCTTGAGCTCGTACATGATGCTGCCCGCGTTGAGCTTGTCGTCCGGGCTCGCCTTGCCGACCTTGGCGTTCTCGGCGACGCCCTCGGCGACGCGGTCGACGAACTTCGAGGTCCAGTCGAGCAGGTCTTTCGCCGTGCCGAAGTTGCCGTCTCGGAGCTGCCGCAGCGCGTCGGCGGCTTCTTGCTGCACGGTGGGGCCCTTCTTGAAGGCGCTGAGGTACTGGAGCAGCCCAGAGTGCTTGGCCGTGAGCATGATGCTCGAGAATGACCAGACCATCTGCTTCACCTCTGACTTGACCTCTTCGTCGATCTCGTCGAACGTCGTCGGCGCGGGCGGGCGGTCTGCGGTGCCTCCCTCGATCGCGTCGAACCGGTCTGAGATCGCGTCTCGCATCGTCTCGTACGCGTACCTCTCGCTGGCCTCGAGCTCCTCGACATGCTTGACGTACTCTGGGTTGTCGGGCACGTCGAAGACCTCGCGCATGCGCCTGTCCGCCAGCTCGGCGAACGCCTCGGTGTCGATGGCCTCGCCCGCCTTGTCCCGCTTGAGGTACTCGTTGATCTCGTTGAAGATGTCCACCAGCTTTGCCGGTTCTTTGAACGTGCTCCCGGGCGCCTCCATCAAGATCGCGCGGAGCATGTCGTTGGCGACTTTGCTTCCGATCAGGTCTTTGACCCGCTCGCCGTACGCCTCGCCGGGCGACTTGAGCTTGCCGAAGAGCTCTTTCGCAGCGTCACGGATCTTCTGGTACGCGACCTTGTCTGCGTAGGAGCTGTCTTCGTCGTCGAGCTCGCTCTGCACCATCTCTTCGACGTCGGCCTCGGTGACCTCGCGCGCGATGATCGCGCTGACCAGGCGGCGAGCCTCCGAGATCGCCTTGTCACGCTCGCTCTCCTCGACCTCTTCCGCCGGCTCAGGCTTCGGCGCCTTCTCGGCGCGAAGCCTCGCCCGCTCGGCGTCGATCTCGTCCGTCAGCTTCTTCTGCGCTTCGGCCTCCTCGCGCTTCTCCTGCTCTTTCGCCTTGCCGACGTCGTCGAGCTCTTTGAAAGGGTCCCACTCGGCGATGAAGTCTTCGACCTGCTTCGCCTCGCCTTCAGGCGCGTCTGGGCTTGTGTCTGGCTCGGAAGCCCCTTCCGGGGCGCTAGCTTTTGGGACTTTGCCCTCGCTAGCTTTTGGGACCTTGTCGTCCTCTTCTGCCCGGGCCTCGTGGAACGCCTTGGCCTTCGGGTCCCAGTCTTTGAAGCCTTTCTTGATGCTGCCGTCCGGGATCTCTGTGCCTTTCTTCTTGTGGCCCGTGTAGCCCTTCGGCCCCTCGATGTAGATGCTGTCGTCGTCACCCGGCATGATCGGCGTGAGCTGCCAGGTCACCTTGTTGTACTGCTTGCCGTCGATCGCTCCGATGACGTGCACGCCGTGCCACGCCGGAGTGTTCTCTGCGGTGCCGGGGTTCGCGTACCGAGCGACGACACCGGCGAAGCCGTTCTTGTCGCGGACGAGCATGCCAGGCCGGATGATCGTGACGCCGTCCTTTGACACGCCGAGGATCCGGCCTGACTTCGGGTCGTGAGCGCCGATCGGCGGCATGCCGTCTTCTTGCTTCGGCTTGAACGCCTCTCCAGAGAACACGTCCGCGACGAGGTCGATCTCGGTGGCGAGGAAGTCGATGTCGTCGTTGGACCGTTCTTTCGCCTCGATGATGGCCTTCAGCCTCTCCGACGCCTCCTCGCCGGTGATCTTCCCGTCCTCGAAGTCGGCGACGATCGAGTCGAACGCCTCGAGCACCTTCTTCGCGCGGTTGCGTGTCGAGGTCTTGGCGTCCTCGTCGTCTGCGATGATCTTGACGGCGTCTTTGACGTCTTTCTTGCCGGTCTTGAGCGCCTTGTCGAACTCTCTCCGCGAGACGTCCACTCCGTCGTCCTCCGGGCGCTCGACGCCGCTGTCGGCCATCGAGCTCGGCGAGCTCGTGTCGCCGCCTGGCACGCCGTCGGGGTCGGCGGTCTCGCCTGGCTTGACCTGAGCGTTCTGGATGAGCGTGTCGACGCTCGGGACGTCGCACGGGCCGTTCTTGCCGGTGATGGCCGCCGTCAGGCCGCAGTTCCAGGCCGCGGCTACGGCCTTCGCCGCCTCGTAGTCGGCCTTCGCGGCCTTGTACGCCTCGAGGTCTGCCTCGTACTGCGCGTCGGCCGCTCGCTTGCGCTCGATGGTGCCGTCGACGTCGAGCAGCTCTTTCGAGACCGTGTCGTCGCCGGCGGCGCGCTTCAGCATCGCCGCGAGGACGTTCGCGGCCATCGCCGCGTCGGCGTCGGCGCGGTGCCAGTTCTCTTTCTCGACGCCGAGGTAGTCAGCGATCGGGCCGAGCGAGTTCGACGCGCGGCGGACGCCGTCTTCGCCGACGGATGACGGCCCGTCTGGCTTGTTCTTCGAGTACCTCGGCAGGGTGCTGGCGGCGATGTCCTTGGTGTCGAGCGTGCCGAGGATCTCGAAGCTCAGGCCCTGCTCGCGGAGCACGCGCTCGAGGACCTCGCGGTCGAACGGGACATACTGCCCGCCGAGGATCGCCGAGCCGCCGGCCCAGTCGATGAACTGCTGGTGCGCTTCTTTCATGCCGGGCTGCGTCTTGAGCCACTCGTCCGTGACGCTTTCTCCGTCTTGCCGCTTCAGGTTCGCCGCAGACCACTCAGACAGCCTGAAGTCCGGGTCCATGTACGTGTTGAACCTGTCGACGATCTCGCCGTTGCGGACCTTGACCGCGCCGAGCTGCACCGGCCTGTTCAGCTCGATGACGTCTGGCTTGTCGCGGTCGGGCAGGCCTGTCGTCTCGTAGTCGAAGAAGACGAGCTCGATGTCGCCGAGTCGGCGGCTCGCCTCTTCCCAGCTGCCTGCTCCGCGCAGGGCCTCGAGCACCTGCCCGGTGAACGCGCCGTCTGACGGCTTCCTCGGGGGAGTCGGCCGGTGCAGCGCGGGCTTGTCGCCTTTCGCCGGTGTCGGGCCCCCGCGGAACACGTCGATCTCGGTCGTCGGGTTCCACTCCTTGCGCTGAGACTCGTGGCCGGGGAAGTACCCCTGGACGCTCATCTTGCCCTTCGGCGTGTCCGCGTCTGTGAACACAGACTCGATGACGAAAGAGTCCGTCGTAGTCACGTCGCCTGGCTGCAGGTCGCGCGTCTTGTACTTCGTGCCGGTCGACAGCGGAGCGCTTTCTTCGTTCTTGACGTCGACTCCCAAGACGCGCTGGATGATGTCGGCGCGCCGGTTCCGCAGGCGCTCTTTCAGGGTGGCCGCCATGACCGGGTCGCTGACGATCCGGTCGATGGTCGCGTCGACCTCCGCGGGGTCGAGCGCGCGCAGCCGGTTGGCCTGGTCGGCGAGCTCTGCGTCGGTGATGCCGCCGAAGACCCGCGAGTTCTGCGGGTTGAGGTCCCGGTCTCGCAGCGTGTCGAGCTCGCGCACCGTGTCGCCGAAGTTCGCGCCTTTCTCTGCTCCCCTCGCGCGGAAGAGGAGCGCGCCGCCCGGGTCGACGCGGGTCGGGTTGCCGTCTGCGTCCGACATCACGTTGTCGTACACGAGGCCCGCGACGTCCCAGTTCGCGATCCACGCGTCGACCACGAAGCCGTCGCGCAGCTTGCGGATGTATTCTTCGTCTCCGAGTCGGTCGCCGAGCTCGTTGCGAGCGCCTGGGATCAGCGGAGACACGATGCGTGTCTCGCCGCCGTCCACGCCGAGGATCGTCCGCGCGGCCGGCGTGCCGGTCAGCTCGTAGAGCGCCGCGGCGAGCGCCTCGTTCTCGGCGTGAGCCTGCGACTTGGGGACCTTGACGTAGTACTCGTTGCCGTCTGCGTCGCGGTAGAAGCCGCCGACGTTCGAGCCCGCTTGGCCGCCGAACATCTCCCAGTCGCTGACGTCCAGCGTGTCGTCGCCGTCGAAGATGTCTCGCTCGGGAGCCTGCCGCGCTCGGCGGATCTCGACCGCGAGCTTCTCTCGCTTCGGGTTGAGCAGGTCACGGACCTGGTTGACACTGACGACCTCGTACGTGCCGAAGCCGACGTGCTCGCCCTCGCCGAACCACGAGACGCCGCTCGCGTTGAACGAGTCGACCTCGCCTGGAGCGGCGACGAACACGACCTGCGTGAGGCGCGAGTCCGGAGCGAACTGCATCGACCCGGCCATCGTCGCGCTCGTCAAGTCTTGAGTGGTGAACGAGCGCGCGTCCATGTCGAAGACGGCGCCCGGGGTCGTGTACGTCGCCAGGATGTCGTCGTCTGGCGCCACGCCGATCGTGCGCTGCAGTCGGACCTTGCTCGGCCTCGCGGCCGCGCGCGTCAACCGGTAGAACGCCGCGGCGA